AGTCGTTCGTGTAGCCGAAGTCACCGTCGTGCTTCGCCATCCACGCCACGATGGCGTTGCGCTGCACGTCAGCCTGCGTCATCCGTCTCCTTCCTTTTATTTAGAAGTTCCTTCACCTCAGTATACGGCACGAAAGCGGCCCTATCAGGCCGCGGGCTGTGCGCCGGGATCTTCCGTCGCTTCGCAAAGTCATAGCCCTCCCCTTGCTCAAGGCGCACAGCGGGTGAATCACGGTGGGGCAAATGGAACTCCACCCAGCCGTCGTCCACGTGGCATACAGCGAAAGGGTAGCCGCGCAGAAGCGGGCCGTCGTTGCCAGGCGCGGTGCGCCACACCGCGTCGATCAGGGACTGCAGCGCGTCCCGTTGCGCGTTGAACTCCTCGATCTCGTCGTTCGCCTCGCCCCGCGATATCGCTGCCCCGTCCCGCGTCGGAAACGGCGGGTTGAAGCCGCACAGCGACCGGGAAGCCGGCCGATAGCATTCCTCGAACACCGCGGCGGCCCGGTTGTCCAGAGGCATCTTCCCCGGTTCCCGCTTCATGTAGGCCGTGTAAGCGTCCTCAGCTGCGTACGTGAAGTCCGCTATTCTATCATGGTAGCTCTCTTCCATGCCTAGAACCATACCACCCCCTGAGGCGGGTAGCCCGTCGCGTGCAGGGCCAGCGGGTCGTAGTCAGCCGGAGATGGTCGAAGCTGAGGTCGCTTGGGCGTCGCATGCCACATCGATGTGAAGCGCACACGGGCATCCTCGGCGTAGAACGCCGGAATGTGCGGGGGCAGCGGCTCTTCTTCGTCGACGACAGTGGTTAACAGCTGGCTCTCCACGAAGATGTGGAACACATTCCTAACGGGGGTCAGTCGTGCTTTGTTGCCCGCTTCGGAGTTCCGGTTAGCCGGTATTATGTCGTTCTCTAGTTGCGCAGGGGTGGTGCCCAGCGAATATTCGTGGCAGGCTTTGATGAGGACAGAGTACGGGTTGACACTCGCTTCGTCTGCGTTGTTGCTCTCCGTGTTGTGCGGTGGGAACTTGCGCGGGTCGGCGTCTGTGTTGGATTTCAGGAAGCGCTGCCCGCCCTTGTACGAGGGGTCTTGCTTCGACACCTCCCAGCCGTTGGGCTTGAGGGTTAAGGCATAGAAGCGGAAGTTCGAGTTGGAAGTCGGGCTCGGGTCGTAGGGGTGCGTCGGGTCCGGGCTGAAGCACCACAGCAGCCAACCCACCTCCCACGGGTTCGGTTTGCTAGTGGGGTTGTCTTTGGTGGGCGGGGTGTTGTCCTTGTTGCGCAGCTGCTTCAGTGTGACGATGTTCGCCGAGAACGAGTACACGACCTGGAGGCGATTATGTTTAGTTGTGTCCGGGTCGGAGGAGGGGACGGGCACCCGCTCTAGCTTGAGCAGAGGGGAGAGGGCTTCGATCGGTCGGGCCAGCGAGGCTGCGGTAGCCCCCAGCGGTTGATCCGGATTGGGGGGCGGCGGGGGAGGCGGGGTCAGGATGAGGCTGGAGTCATAGGGCGGCGTCGGGTTAGGTGTTATCGTCGCTTCGTTGTATATCTTCTTTATGCGCACAAGGGGCTTCTGCGGGGGCCGTGTGTTCGGTGGAGTTGACATGCCATGATTTTATCTCGTCGTCGTGTCGACGCACAGCACAATGGATGTCATCCAACTGCCCTGTGTGCATGTGCACGAGGTCCGTCAAGACTTTGGTGTTGTTCTCTATGCGGTCTATAGCGTCGCGTAAGGAGCTCCCATGGTTGTTTTCCATGTCTTGTTTGACGCTAAGGACCTTTCTATTGGTCTTAAGCGACGTGTAAAGCGTCGCAATAGCAGTTATAAGGGCGCCTAAGCCTACGGCTGGCGCCCCTAAAAGGTGGTCGGCGATGAGTACTATGTCGTGCACAGGTCCTATTATAGCGATCATACTGCAGTATGATGTTCCAGTAACAAAAAATTCGAGTTAATGTATGCGGTTGGGTCCCCCCATGAAAGTCGACCCACCCCTCCAAAAATTCCAACTTTTCCCACCAAAAACACAAGTAGCCCCTGGGACGTTAGTCCCAGGGGCTACTTTTCCTACCACTCCAACTTGTATTACTTACCCTACCGTAGGGTGACTTATCACTTCGACGATGACGCAGACGAACCACGCCGCATACATCAGTCCAACTATTCCAACCCAGATCTTAGTGATACTGATTCTCAATAGCGCCTCCCTCCCCGGGCGCCCCCTTCGACGTCGACCCGATTCCGTTTCACGTGAAACATCACTACAGTCCGACTGCGCGACGGGCGTCGCCCAGCGTCTCCACTACACTGGCGCCGTCGGGGCACTCGACCTCGCCGAAGGCCGGCCACAACCGGTATCGGACTGCGCCGCCGTCTGCAGGCCGAACCACCACGCACCCGTCTTCGACGGTGAAGGCCCGCCTCGCTGTGCGCCGCCCCCACGCCACGGCGTCGGCGACGCGGTTGCATTCGAGCACGGTCAGCACCCGAGCCAGCGCCTTCGGAGACGTGACCCGAAGGGCGTCCATGCAAGCCTCAGCCATCGCCGTGTGCTCGTAGACGCTGCCGCAGCGCTCTAGCACCGCAGTCCGCATCAGGTCCCAGATGCCTTCGGCATCGACGGGATCCTCCGGGTCATCGGCGGCGGCGTCTTCCCGCCACAGGTCCATCCGCGTCTCGGCGTCGGCGCGGTCCCAGACGACGGCCACGACGTCATTCTGGATATCGTTCCAGTTCCGCTCGATTTCGAACGCGGCCTCGCAGTATTCGTCGTCCTCTTCATCACCCCAGTCGGCGTCGAAGAGGAGCTCGATCCCGTCGTCCAGTTCGAGGCCCCGATCGGCGAGGACGTCGATCGCGGCGTCGAGGACGTCTTCATCGGAGACGGCTGTCAGGTAGGGGTAGAGGTGCATCGGAGTCTTCCTTTCTCTCTGTTGTTCCGATGGTTTAAGTCTAGTGGAGCTCGGGCCCGAAGTCAAGCCCGATGGCCTGTGGTGTATCTCACAGTCAGCACCAGTCGAAGAAGCACTGCAGCGGCGTCGGAAGATGCTCCACGAGCTCCTCGCAGGTGGACATAAGCCCGTAGAAGGCGTCCCAGAGGGCGTGTGCGAAGTCGAGCCAGGTCATCGCTCAGGCCTCCCATCCGCGGTTCTGACGGCGGCTCCGGCGTCGAGCTCGCTGGCGCTCGCGGTCTGCCCGGAGGCTGACGACGAAGTCCGGGACTTCGATTTCGGGGGTGAAGGTAGTGGTGATCATCAGCTGGTTCCTTTCTCTCTGTCTTCGCTGATAGTTCTAGTCTAGCGGGCGTCTGCGGGGATGTCAAGCCCGATGTTCGTGATGTGCGTCACTGTGAGACCGAGTATGGTCGGCTCGGGCCGGACTCCGGCGTAGGCGTCCCAGCTCGGGGCCCGGCCTTCGCCGGCGCCCCAGCCGGCCAGGAGGCCGGCTGCGACGGCGCCGGCGGCCCAGAAGCGCCTCACCAGGCCCACCCGCCTGCGTCGTCGCGCACACGGAGCTCGGTGGTGAGGGTTCGGCGGCAGGTCACCTGACGGACGTCGAAGCCGGCGTCCGTGAGCTCGGCTTCCAGATCCTCTAGCAGCTGCAGGCCGCCTTCGTAGGTGCGCACACCGGCGGTGATCCTGACGTCGCCCTCGAACGGGGCGTCGACGATGAAGCTGCGGCCGTCTACGAGGCTGACGTAGAGGCTGTAGCCGTGCTCGGAGACGTCGTAGACGGGGATCGTGGCTTCGAGGTGCCGGACGACGGCGTTGGCGGCTTTCCAGGTGTTCATCGGAGTTCCTTTCTCTCTTCGTTCCGATGTCTTCATTCTAGCGGGCCTCCGGAGGGGCTGTCAAGCCCCTCCGGGGTGGGCTGCGTCACACTTCCACGCCCCAGTCGGCGACGGCGCTGCGGAGGGTCGGCCAGGCTTCGGTCTCGCCGCACTCGCGGACCCGGACGGCGCCGTCGGCGTAGACGGTCAGCGTGCCGTCCGGGGTATCGGCCTGGACTGCGCCGTCGGGCAGGACGAAGGCGAGGCCTCCGAGCTTCTCGGTGAGCGACTTCGCCAGGGCGTGGCTGTAGGGGTACTTCGTGGTCATCGGAGTTCCTTTCTCTCTTCGTTCCGATGTCTCTAGTCTCGCACAGTGAAGGGCGCCGTGTCAAGCCGCTGCAGCGTGGTGTGCGTCACATTTCCATGGTTGCTCGAGAGCGCCTGGAAAATGTATTTTTCATGGTTGCTCGAGGGCCTCGAGAAACCCTCTGAGTGTGATGTATCTCACATTGTGATGTTTCTCACATGGCTGCTCGAGGGCCCCTCCGAGTGTGAGATTGCTCACACGGTTCCTCGAGCTAGGACCTTAGTCCCGATCTCGGAAAATGAGACCAAGCTCACATATCAAGTTCCGGGATTTTCGCAACACCGACGTTGCGTAATTGCTCGGGACCGTCTCCGGGGCTGCCCCCGCACACCACCGCCTTCGGGGGCACCCCCTCAGGCTTCGAAATCGCCCCTCTGAGGGCCTCTGGGGCCCCGCCGGTAGGGTGGCCTAAGCGGGGGCGTCTGCGGCGCTCTGAGGGGCCTTCTCGGGCCCCTGAGGGGTACCCCAGCCGACAGCGAGGCCCCCGCCGGAGCGGGGGCCTTCGGGTCAGCCTTCGAAGTCTTCCAGGACGTCTGCCAGGTCTGCGGTGTAGTAGCCGCCGAGCTCCTCGAAGAAGTCGATCTCGATGTCCATTGGGGTTTCCTTTCTCTCTTTCCCCTTTGTTGTACCTCCATTCTATCAACCGCCACCCCCCGTGTCAAGCCCCAGCGGTGTGTCCTTCGCCACATTCCCGAGCACCATACGCCACAGTAACCTACCTCGCAGTAACCTCCGCTAACGTAGCAGTAGGTTACACCTACGAAGCCGTAACCCACCACGGGGTAACTTACTCACCAGTAACTTACGTCAGCGTAACCTACCAAGGGGTAACTTACACCTACGTAGAAGTAACTTACGGTTACGTAGGTAAAAGTTGTCATTAAACGTTACAAAGAGACCCCTTTTTGATTTTCGGGGGCAGTTTTCGAGTACAAAGAGGGCCATTTTCGAATTTCGGGGCTCAAAGATAAAGGAAATTAGAACGGCGGTCGGCGGAACGGACAGTCCCGAGGCGCACACCACACAGCACCGGGCAGTCGAGCGGCACCCCCTCAGACGCACGAGGATCGATTCTGAGGCGATTTCAGCCCCCGACCCAAGCGACCCTACCGGGGCGCCCCTGAAAACGCCTCAGAGGGCAACCTCGTGATCCTGAGGCGCAACTGGGCCCGCGAGGAGGCGCACACCCCAGGCGCACAGCCCCCCGCAGCGGAGGCGTGTGAAGAATGTGACAAAACTGAATAGACGCAAAACACGTTGTTCTCAAACGACAGCAAATGCAAAGCGTGCGGGGTATACCCGGGGTGTGACACCGCCGTATTGATCAAGCACATTGCCCTGATCCAAGAGGTTTTGTAATTTCAAAGGAGAGAAATCAAGGGATTACAAGGAATATACAAATAGGGATATATAATGTGGTAGTAGTATGTGTGGGGGTGGTGTATTAGGAATTTGACTCGTCCTTATTTCGACATATAGCGAAATAACTAATACGTTCAGGGCTGAACGATTGAAAATTGAACCATTCAGTCTTGAACGATTTTCCCTTCCACCCCGCCGAATCCGCGTCGTCTCGCCGCTTTGTGGTGTGCGCAGTGGGTCGTGTGTGCGCGGGCGCGTGATTATAACACAACGCCTCGCAGCACCCGTGTGACCAAATTCACATTTCGCGATTTGACTTGAAATCGATCTAGCCATAGGGTAGAAATCGAGTTGAAATTGATCGGCGGAACTAGGTTGAAACCGATCGAAAATACATTTTCGAGTGAAAGGAGAAATCGAAATGAAACGGATTACCGTGGCGATCGAGGTCGCCGACGAAAATCTGGACGCGCAGTCAACGCGGGCCGACGTAGAGAACGAATATGGGGTGAGAGTCGTTCTCAACTCGAACTACGCCGACAAGGCACTCCTAATAGTGCCCGAGCCGATGCGGGTAGGCAGCGAAGAGTTCCTCCCCCCTGTGCGCATCGCGACTTTGAAGGCTGCGCTGACGGCCCTCGGCGTGGCCGTAGCCACGCCGTCGACCCTAGACGATGCGCTGTTGTCGGGCGCCGAACAGGACAACATATCAGCGAGAAAGCGCTTGAGGCTTATGTTCCGCGAGTTCAAATCGAACCCGTTGTCCGAGGTGGACCTGCGCGGAAAGGACCCGGCGGACTCATCTAAGCTGGCGCGCAAACTCCGCGCCAAGCGCTTCAAGGAGGCCTTCTACACTTCTCTGTCCGAGTTCATAGCGGCCAACCCCGGGCTGAGCTACAAGGACTACTGGGATGCGGACCGCCGGCCCTACGAGAAGCAGTGGCCTGAATATCGGGCAGCCGTCAAGAGAGCGAAAGACATTAGAGGAAGGGAGTAAACAACATGACGCGCTATACGATGCCCGCACACTCGCAGGGCGAACTATATGCACAGCGAGCAGCAGCCCGCCTCGAACGCGACGACGTTCACAGGTGGGTGTTCGTTCGCAATCTCACACCCGAAGTCGAATGCGATGTGCGGGAGTGGCTTTTTCAACGGCTGAACGGCTTCTACTGCGATCTGCAGTTGATGCACACGCCGCATGTGCGTTTACACCTGAACCCGGTCGTTCAAGCTCGGACGCACATCGTGCTGAACAACACCCCTCCTCTTCCGTCTATGTCCTGCAACGACGAGGCTGTCGAAGTCAACGCCCGTGGCTTGAGTGCCCGGGACGCCGTGAAGGCTCTGATAAAAGCGACGGGACTGAACCCGCACCTGTTGGTGTACGGGTGGCCTTTCTGCTTGGACGACGTGGACGCCGCGGAAGGAGGCGCAGAATGACACTCGTAGCTTTTTTCGACCTCGCTCTCCTGGCGAGGCTGCCGGGCCGCACGATAGAACCCGCCGCGATGGACTGCCGCGGCACTGTGCGCTCCGGGGACATAACGCTGTACGGCCGTAACCCCTTTGCGCACTCGATATGCGTGCAGCCGCATAAAGAGAAGCGGAAGCCCTTCACGGTGGGCATTGTGCGCGTTCGCACAATGCCGATGAAGGCGACGTTGGAGCTGTGCGATAGGCTCTCCAACCCCTTGATAGAAGTGGATGCGGTCGTGCACAAAGACTTGCCACTGTTTTGCGTGTGCGACTTGGGCTACGGGATAGCGCCGGGCACCGTGATCGACGAGGGGGCCGTGCCCACCCCCGATTACCATGTGCTGTGGCCCGGTAAACCCACGACGAACACGGTGTGGACCGCAGTGGAGGACTACACGTGGTTCGAGGCGTTCTCGGAAGAGGGGTGCGCGACGGGCATAGCCTGCACACCCGCGTTGCATATGCAAAGTGAACGGAAGACGATAGACGAAAGGGGCGAAGGATGACCGCGACATACATAGCTTTGGAGGGCCCCGACGGAGTGGGGAAGTCAACCGTAGCAGCAGCTCTGAAAGAGCTCTTTCAGAGCTGCTCCGCAGCCTCCGCCTCTTACTCCAATGTGCGCGTACGGCACTTCCCGACGGACATGATGATCGCGTGTGCGAATAACGGGGGCTATTGCCTGAGTGCGGAGGACTACGCGAGGGACATGGAAAATTGGCTCTCCTTCCGACCGGAGCCCGTGTTGTTCCCCGATTCGCCGACCCCCGCAGCGAGCGAAGAACAGCTGTACGTTCTGGACAGGTGGGCGCTCAGCACCTCGGTGTACGCCTCTCTGCGAAATGAAAAGATCTCGGAGAACGTAGCGCTCACGCTGAACTGGCTGAACCGCGTTCCGCTGACGACGTTCGTGCTGATGCCCCGCGACCCATCCAAGCTGACGGACCCTGACTACCCCGGCCCCGACCCTTATAACCCCCTCGTGGTGACTGAGGCATACCGTAAGTTCCTGACGAATGCGTTCGTCGCGGGGGAGCTGTCGAGGTTCGTACCGATCGTCGTGGACCCCCCCGACGACACGCCCGATTCCGTGGCCGCGGAGATCGCCGAATGGACCACGGGCTTACAAAGGGGGGTGTGACGCACATCGCACACGGGGCGCTTGACTGCCGCCCCGTGTGCGCCTAGACTGTAACTGCGGCGGGACAACCGCCGACCCGAGAGAAAGGAACACATTGTGGAAAGCATGCCTACCGAAGAGAACGCAACCGCTTGGTTCAATGCGAAAACCGTTACCCAACACCCTGACGTCGTCGACACCCGCACTGCCGAGGGATCGACTGTGCGGTTTTACAATGCAGCCGGGTTCGAGTTCATGACGCTGAAGTCAGACGACGTGAGCACGCGGACGTGCAGGTGGGCTCGAATTGCGAGTTCGGGCGCCGTATAACGGCGGTGACCGTGGAGTACGGCCCGGCCAATGTGACGGTGAGCTTGGTGGCGCCGTTCGCAGAGCTCGTGACGGCAACCCGGCCTTACTCCGAGGACGAAGCCGACTACCTGCTTTAAGCATGACACGATGCGGAGCACTGGGTTCCGCAGAACGAAAGGAGAGAAGAGCATGATAGGAACTGATTACACACCGGGGCTGCTGGCAGAACTGGCTAAGAAACCGAATGTGAGAAGCTTGGAGATTCCGGTGCCGCCGAAGGGGCAGTGGGTGTCCTCCTGTACGAAGCGTTACACGGACGATTGGGTTTGTAAGACGACGCTCTTCGACGTCGGCGATGTGGAGTTGGCGTCTGTGACGGCAGAATACAATGAAGACAGCACGCGGTTTGGTTTGATACTGGACCATGAAGTGGAGAAGGTCACGGTTTCTTCGCAGCCTGCGGGGCTGTGCGTGTCTTTCGTCGTCAGCCGGTGGTTCGAAGAGGGCCTGGATAAGATATCCATCGTCCTCCCCCCCGCCGCTTCGGTGGAGCTCAAGTCTGAGATCGGTGCGGTGTCCGTGGTCGAAGAGACGGACACGACGTCGGACGTGATCACGTCGTTCTTTGAAGATGAGACCTCGGACGAGCCGTGGCTGGTCATCGTCGAGCCTTGCTGAAAGGAGGATTAACATGCTGTTCTACGATTACGAGGACTGCCTGTGCGCCTATATCCGGAATCGTGGTTTCGTCTGTGTGGATGTGAACAGTCCTCGCTTCGACGAAGAACTGCCGGTACAGTTCAGTTTGACGACGTGCGATAAGGCGGAGCCTTACACGAACCCCTATGGGGATGTTCTGCTGGTGCACCACCGCCTTCCGCCTGACATGTGCTATAACACGGTGTTGCAGGAGCTAGTGCCGGAAGACTGGCCGAACATGTTCGCGGTGGAGGACAACGAGCCGAACCCGTACACGGAAATGTTGCATGGTTGTGTGGCGGTGTCGTTGGACACAGGGGATGCGTTTTTCCTAGGCGACCTGGTATATGACCGCGGGACTAAGACGATTCACTGCGAGCCGGATGTGGGCAAGCCTTTCGACATGAAGAAAGATGAGTTCATCCGTACGTTCAAAGTGAGGTGTCTTACCATATGACGCACAAGGACATAGCTTGGGCTATAGCGAACGCCTACAACCCGCCGCGCTGCTCCAACCCCAACGCCCCCCTTGTGCGCTACTACAGGGCTGACGGTACGACGACTATGAAGGAGGGCGAGGCGCAGTACATGTCCCGTTACAACCCGCTGACTAAGCGGATAAGGGTGATGCTGTACTCACACCACGAGACTATCGGGTTGTTCTATTTAGGCTAGATTGAAAGGAGACGCTGAGTAGCATGGCTTTGAAATTGATTCCGCCCGGTCAGGGTAGTGAGCTGAGGGATTACTACATCCGCTTCGAGGGCTCGATGTACGGCGTGCTGCACGTGGATAACGAAGCGCGCACTGTAAACCTGGTCCCTCTCAAGGATATCGATAACGTTCCAGTGTTCGTGGAACTGTTGGATCCGTACCATCTACGCGGTGTGCGGGTGTTCGACTCGTCGAGTTTCCGCCTGGTGCTGTGCTTCTTCGACCGTTTCTATGTGACGGTCGGCGACATGCACGTATTGGAGTTCGACAGCCCGCAGGCGTATATGGAGCACATGCACGTGTCTTTGTACGATGTGGTGTTGTTTCCGCCTGTTGCGGAAGGCCAGGAGACGAACCCGTGGCGGACGCTATCCCGGTCGGATGACGGGGGCACTACATGGCTGTGCGATTTCTCCCCCGTGGAGGAAGGCGTCAACCCCGGTCTGGACAGCTGCTCAACCCGGACTCTGTGCAGGCTGTGGAGAGAGGTAGACGGTTCTTTGACGCTGAAGCCGGCCCGGAGCTTCGCGATCTGCGAAGCGTGGGAGGAGAATAACTGTTCGACTAGCTCGTGGCGTTTGACGTCTGTTCGCAAACGCACAGCGCAGTAATGGATGGTGATGTATTTCACAGGGCGGGGGCTTGACGGCGCCCGCCCTTTCCGTATACACTTCTTAATACGCATATCACTGAGAGAAGGGGTTAATCAGTATGAGCTTCGAAAAACCACAGGACTACGTGGATGCTTTGAAAAGGCTTGAAGGCTTCCCATTGACGGGCTTGGAGGTGAGAGACGGCCACTTGTTCTTCAACAGCCTGTCCAGCCACGTGGCGCTTCCCCTGCGCAGGGCGAATGGTTGGGGGTACCGTGTAGTACACTATGGTTTGAATACGCTTGATGTGCTCCTTGATCATGTGAATTACAATAACCATTTCAGGCAGGTCTTGCTCTTCGACGAGAAGAGCGATGTCATAGCACATGTGGAGCTTAAGAACCCCACCCGGAAAGAGTGGCTGCTTGGTGAGCTCTATGGTAAGAGACTGCACAGCTCGATGAACGTCAACCAATATAAACGATACGTGCGCTTGACGGACGGCGTGGTGTTCACGGAGGACGCCGACGGGCTTACGGGCGTAGTCGTGCGTTGGCCGCCGCTGGATTCACCCGTGGACCACATTATCGACCAGGGTGACTGCATCTACATTGTGACGGAGAAGGGCAACTCGGTTGAACTGCTTTTCAAGGACGGAGACCGAGATGACGAAGACTGACACTATACTGGCGAACGATGCATTCGAACTGCTCGCCCCGTTTGTGAGGGCCGGGTGGACATTGGACTGCGCTGTCTTTGTGTTCGACGGTGTCAGTTTGTTCTTCGACAACGGGGCGGCGGCGTTCAGGAATTCAGAGTACCGCATCTCTGACTATTGCGAGTACAGCGACCCCACCCCGCTGGGGTCTATGAGGCGTGTGCAGCGCCCGGACGGCACCGATGCGTGGCGGCTGTTCGATGTGGAGGGCCGCAAAGTCGTCACGATCGAGCTCGCACAGCCAACCGACCCGCTGCCGGTTTACGTTGCGAAGATGCGGGAAGCGCTCATCGGGTCTAGTGTGCAGAGCGTGTCGGCGACGGACGGAGGGTTGTGCCTGCATTTGGACGACGACTACGACGCCGTGACGAATGGGGCTTTGCATGTGCGCATTCACCCCGAGCGGGTGCCGTTCACTGTGGGTGACGTGTTCGTGAATCGCGGCGGTGCGAACCTTACGCTGTGCCTGTGCGCACAGGCGAGCGAAGAGGATGAGAACGCTAAAAAGCCGGTCGCGGCATTCAAAATCGACAGAGACACACTAGACAGGAAGGAGCTGTCGTTCAATGTTATCTGACAAGGACATTAAAAAGCTGGCGAAGCGTAAGGGATTGGTATATCCGTTCCGCGACGATTGTCTTCAGCCGGCTAGCTACGACGTGCACTTGGGCCCGTACTTCCTCAACACGAAGACAGGTGAGCGGCATGTGGCCTGGGGTGCACGGGGCGAGTTCGTTCTCCCGCCCGGAGAGTTGTGGTTGGGCGCGACTTTGGAGAAGTTCTACATCCCAGCGAATATCGCCGCACAGGTGGAGGGCCGGTCGAGCTGGGGCCGTCTCGGGTTGCTGACGCACATCACCGCCGGCTTCATCGACCCCGGATTCATGGGGGTGATCACCCTGGAGCTGTACAACGTCAACTCCTACCCGTTGACCCTTCCGACGGTTTTCGACCTGTTGTTGGATTCGACCGGTGTGGAGCCGATCGCACAGGTGTCGTTCATGAAGCTTTCGTCCAAGGCGAGGGAGCCGTATCATGTACGGGGCCATTATATCGATCCGATTGGGCCTGAGGAGTCGAAGCTTAAGGATTATGTAAAAGAGCATTGGTGATTATCGGGGGAGCTAGTGGCTTCGAAGACCTACCGTTTCCCCGTCAGGCCGAATACAAACACTTAAGAGAAAGGGCTATGAATTATGTCTTACTTCTACGGGCGAATTGCTGACTACGAAGGTCTGTTTGAGATGGACCAGGATGGGGTCGTACGACCCTGTGACGTTTTCAAACAGGGCTATGTGGACCACCTCCTCGGTGGGGGGCACACTGTGAACATCCTTAGCCCCTGCAAGACAAGGCTCCACCCGCTGTATGATTGTGCGGGTCGAAAGCACTTCGTTCTTCACAAACACTATGATCGGACTTTTTACCATAACGTCAGCGATGACACCGTGTGGTGTCTTCTAAAAGATCAGACGAGGGTATTTCACCCCGTGAAGGACGAATGCCCTTTGACTGCCTTTCTGCAGCTAGCGATGAAGAAGAGCACTACTACGTTTACTTTGTGGAACAAGCTTATGGAGGAATATGAGGGGGTGAGGAAAGCGGAGCACAGCTGGATGGTGTTCGCTCCGAGTACGGTGCCAGGCTACCCGGCCGATGAGAGGAGTGTACCGAACATCGATTGCAGTCACTATGCGCTTACCCAGCCGAGTATAAATGGAGCCAGCTAGCTATTGGAGGCGGGAGAAGTGGATTCGCCGTGCACTGTGCGCACAGCCCGGTGTGTCAGCGGACCTCTTCTTTTCGCCCGAGGAAGGTCTCGACAAAAAAGACGACCCATACTTCGACGACGCGTTGATGTTCTGCCATTTCTGCCCTGTGCGCATGGAATGCAGAGAGTACGCGGATCGTATGGAAGAGGGGCAGAAGTATCTGTTCGGCGTTATCGGAGGGGAGGATCCGTTCGAGCGTCGGGAGAGGAGGAAGAGGAATAATGAGACAGCTGCTATATGGGAAGAAGGGGCCTCTTGAGGGTTGGTTCGCTGTCAACCCAGACGACACGTTGGAGTATGTTCCGACGTCGGGCGAGGCGATGCACAATTCCTACCAAACGACGGTGGAGGACGCGAAGGGTAAGCCGTTCCGGGCTATCAGCATCGGGTATGCGTCGGAGCGGCAGGTCTTCTACACGTGCAACGGGATTCGACTGATTCTGATCAAGCAGGATGAACCTCCGTTCAACCCCGGGAAGGCGCCATCTGGGTACTACTATGATGCATCGAGGCATACGGTGGATCGCTTCTATGATCCGCCGTTCCATGTGAAGGGTGAGGACTGTGCGCCGGACTCGGTGACGGGTGTGTTGAAGAGCCAGGGCTATGTGTGGTGTCGTCGGGTTTACGATGGCGTTGAGCTCTTCCTGACGAAGGACAAGGATGGAAAAGCGGACGTGGACAAGTACTACATCAAGGCGTTCTCGATCGGGTTGAATCTGGATATCCTGGTCCGTTCTATTGATGTGTCGTGTGCGAAGTTCGAGGTGGTAAGGGCGTGAACCAGTCATTGGAGCTCACCCCGGCGCAGCTGGAGAAGGTGGAGGCCGTCGTCGCACAGCGGGACGGCTTGGCCGCCGCTTTGGATGTATCGGACACGGGGACGGGCAAGACCTTGTGCGCGGTGGAGGTGATGAAGCGGCTCGCCCCGGTGACGACGTTGATCGTGGGCCCGGCGAAGCCGCAGATCGTCAACGCTTGGAAGGCGACGTTCGCCCGGCAGGGCGTGGAGCTTCCGTTCAAGCGGATCGATTCGAAGCACTTCGGCCATTTCGACGATCTCCGCTCTGGTGTACCCGGCGTCTACTACGTGGGCAGGGAATACTTAGGTCTGTCCGACTACAATGCGAAGAACGTCGAGAAAGGTAAAGAGAACCTTCTGCCGTGGTCGAAGGCGAAGCCGGACTTCGTGGTGTACGACGAGGTGCAGTCGGCGTCGAACCGTAAATCGGGACGGGCTAAAGCCATGTGGAGCCTGCGGAATGCTGGCTTCAAGCTGGCGATGTCAGCCACACCGCAAGGCAACCGGTTCGAGGGACTGTGGTCGATCTGCCGCTGGCTGTGGTGGAACGTAGAGGACCCGTCTCGTGTGCCGCTGTCTCACGACAAGAGGGACTGGCTGTACGTGGAGGGTTCTTTCCACCGCTGGAAAGCGAGGTGGTGTATCGTCCAGAACAGTTGGATACATGATAGATACGGCAGACTGCAGGAGATCGAGACGATCGTCGCCGAGAAGGAACCGGGGGCTTTCCTTCGTTCTTTGCCGTGTGTGGTCGGTTTGCCTGCGGAGCGGAAGCCGGTGGACACCCGTATCGTCGAGTGCGAGCTGACGCACAAACAGCGTGATATATATGACAAACTGCAATACGAGTTGATCTCCGAGGTGGAGGGCGGCTTGCTCGTGGCATCGATCCCATTGGTTAAGCTACTGCGTCTACGCCAGGTGACGTTGGGTGAGCCGTGTATGGTGTACGACCCCGAAACCGATATGGATTCGGTCACGTTCGACCCGGACTGCCCGTCTAGAAAGCTGGATATGCTGAACGCTTTGATTGAGAGACACCACGCACACGACAAAGTGTTGGTGTTCACATCGAGTCAGCGGTTCGCGAATGCTGTAGCTCACAGGGTGTGTGCGAAGACGGCGCTGTACACGGGAGCGCAGACGACGAAAGCGCGCAGTGAGGCGTTTGCAGGCTTCACGGAGGGGGATGTGAAGGTCCTGCTGTGCACGATTGGCGCCGCCGCGGAGGGGCTGGACGGCCTGCAGCGCGTGTGCTATGTCGAGGTGTGGTTGGACGAGGACCTGAACGGAATGCTGTGTGAACAGGCGAAGGGGCGCCTGAACCGCATGGGTCAGCCCGCTGAGCGAATCATACGGTATTATTTCCAGGCTCGGGACACGATGGACGACGGCACGTTCCAACGGCTCGCCGGCCAGGCGCAGGCCAACAGGGCCGTGCTGAACAAGTGACGCAACTCACACAGCCCCGGCTTGCACATCCGGGGCTGTGCCTGTACCGTAAAGGTACAAGCCGATCGAGAGAAAGGAACACACCATGACGATTTCGGAGTTCATCGATGACCTTGAGAAGGCTCGTGCCAAGTATGGCGACTTGAAGCTGTTCGTGGCACGGGGCTATCAGCTGTACCCCGTGGAGTCGCTCGACCTGTTCGATTGCCGCGTGGGGTATAACGAGCATTACGATGAGTTCTTCGAATCGAACAACGCCGGGTTCGGTGCCGAAGAGGCTGTCGTTCTCGGGTAGATGAGAAAGGAGGAACGAAATAAACGACTACATTAAAGAGCGATTGAAGGACGCATTTGTGCTGTTCGATAATTTCGATAAGTACTACGCATACATCCCCGCTCTTAATAAGTGGCTGGACGTCAACGGTGCGAATTACTGCCTTGGGCTAGCGGACATGCGCAACCTCATGGAAAACGACCTGCTCTACTTCGCACCTGTGCCCTTCATTCAACACGTGTGGGGCCAGCGGGATACTCAACGAGCCGCTCTGGAACCGCACACCACACTGAGGTATAAGGACGGGCCGATCATCTTACACAACACGGGCGACACACCCGCTATTATCGAGTGCAAGCACATCGTCAACTTCGCAATCAACAAAGGCTGGGAACTTCAACTGGTATGAGGAACGACGAACTACTATCACTGTTCACGCCGCAGACCCGGAGGGACAAGCAGATTCGGGTGGGCGCATCGAACCTCTCCAACCCGTGTGCGCTGTGCCTGGCCGAAGACATCCTTCCTGGTATCAAGGATAAGAGCGGGGTCGAGTTGGTGCCGCGCGAGATGCGGGAGTCCAACTTCGTCATGGGCGCGAGGATCGGAACGGACATCCACCGAGGCCTGGAGTACTGGGCGAAGAGGCTCTTTCCCAAATGGGAACTGGAGCAGCGCTTTGAGCTCGGGCTCTATGAGAACTACGGGCTTATCCGGTCCACGGCCGACGCCTACGACCCCGAGGACGGGACGATCGTCGATTACAAGACGACCACCCGCTCCAAGCTGAAGGCGCTCAGCGCGGTGTTCTCGATGCATGGAGACGTACCGGACGTGACGGGTGACAGCGCTAAAGCCAAGTACATCGCCTACGTCGCACAGACCCATCTCTACGCGCTCGGTAAGGAGCGCCGCGACGGCGAGGGGACGGTGCATAGGATCAAAGTCGTTTTTATCCCGAGGGATGCTTCGCAAGTGTCTGATGTGGAGATTTTCACACTTGACTATGACCGGGAGAAAGCCGAGCGAGTGTGGCAGCGCGGGCAGCACATCATTGACGCCCTGTGCGACGGCTTCACGGACTTTCCGTCATATCCCGGCTGTTATCGCTGCAACGTGCTGGCCGTTAAGAAGGACAAATAACCGGGGGTGTGCGACATGAAAGAACAAGACGACATTCTGGAGTACGGTTACATATCGGGACTCATCGACAGCCTCGAAGAGAGGAAGAAGGAACTCTCTGCAGCTATCAAGCAAAGGCTACAGGTCGGTGAGTCCGGAGTAGCCGGCCCGTACATAGTGACACGAAGGGAGGTTCATCGTTTCGACATATCGAAGGCTGAAAAGGCTCTACCTGGAGATACGCTTCGACGTTGCTATGTTCAAAAGCTGGATCCGAAGAGAGTGAAATCACTGGCTTCGGCAGAGGAATATCTTCAGTGCCTCAAGAGCACAGAGCAGCTTTACATCCGTCAAGAGAAAGGAGAAGACGAATGACAGATTTCGATATCGAATCATTCATCATCAAACCCGACGAACTCAGCAAACCCGAGCAGATCCTCGTCTACTCCGACTACGGCCAGGGGAAGACGACGTTCGCCGCTTCAGCCGCTAAGTTCAAGCCCACCTCGCCTGTGCTGTACCTCGACCTCGAAGGCAGTACGACAGGCGTCACACGTGATGTTCCACCGGAAAACATCGACATCGTTAGGCCTAAGAACATGCCGATACCAGAGGGCATGACCAAGGAGGAAGGCTGGATCCACAACACGGACCGCATTCTTGTGGCCTTCCTCACAGGCGAGATGCCCCGTGAGTACAAGACAATCGTCATTGACCCGCTCAATGTCTACAACGATTGGTGTGCGGATCACTTCGAAGCCGTCGAGATGGCCAAGCAGAACCCCAACAAGTTCGCCATCTGGACGGAGGCAGCTAAGAAGACCACTGGATCGAACGGGATCTTCCCACTTCTGAAAGACGCCGGGGTGCTGTCCATCCTCGTCGTCCACCAGAAGACCGACGACAACGGGGTGGCCGACTTCGCTTGGCGCGGATCCGGTTCGCGGGCCAAGGTTGGACAGACGCCCGACGTGGTGGTACATTTGTCACTGGACACCGACCGGAAGACCGGCGAGTCGCACACGGAAGCGCAGATGTTCGCATCCCGAACGATCGGGGCCAAGAACCGCTTCAACCTTCCTCCGTTTGTAGAGGACCTGACCATCGAAAAGCTCTGGAAGCTTTGCGACAACCACTGAGAGAGGAGAACACTATGGTACGCAAACCAGCTTATAAGGCATTCAAACTCGACGACAAGGAACTCAAGTCCGCTCTCGGAGCCGACGGCCACTTCGGAGGCCGCGGCGGTGCGGTCAAGGTTCCGGCGCCCGGGGTCTACCGGGCTATCATCTGCGATGTGGAGAAGGGGGAGTACAGGTCCACTGCTAATGCAGGGCTACCGCGTCTCGTCGTTGACCTGAAGATCATCGAAGGCCCGACCGACGACTACGACGGCGCTATCGTCAAAGATTTCAACGTCCCGCTTCAACCGCACTGGAAGAACGGCAAGCTCAATTACAGCTTTCCGAACTTCTGGGAGGCCGTCGGCGCCTACGACCCCGACGAGGGCTTCCTGATCCCCGAAGACGAAACCGAACTGGTCGACCCCGACCAGACGGTCCTCGTCAAAATTGGGAACCGCCACAATGATCGGGGCTACGTAAACGCAACGGTCGAGTCCTACTACGTGGACGACGGAAAGCGAGAGCTGGAACAGCTCGGCGAGCCGCTGAAGCCCAAGGTCGTGCAGGACGCACCCACGGCTAAGGTCCAGCCGGCCAGGGACACGACGAGGAAGTTCAGCATCGGTTAAGAGGAAGGAGTAAGGAACGGCCCCAAAGGGGCCGTTCCTGCTCTATAAGGTGGGGGCGTAACCAGTACCATATATATATATAGTGAAAGGGCTTAACGAATGAAAGCAATAGAATTCCTGGACGCGATATACAAAGACATCGAGGGTTACATCAACATTGTGACGATGGATCCCCTCGACGAAGAAGAAACGGTCAAAAGCAAGTTTCTCGCATGGCCGTCCAAGCGTGACCTCGCACAGCGATACCTGTCTATCCGCGAAGACGAGAACACGTATTGTTCGGTCGGTGTCTTCACGGGTAAGAGCCGTTCTGGCAACGACGAAGGCGCCATGTGCGGTGTCGTGTGGGCCGAGGCGGACACCTGCCCGCCAAGCGAGTTCGAGGTCGAGCCGACTCTGGTTGTGCGCACATCGAGGAACCGCACACACTGCTGGTGGATACTCGACGAGCCCCACTCGCTGGCCGAGTGCTCCGAGGTAGCGAGGTCTATCTACCAGAAGCACCGCGATAAAGGCTGCGACTCCGGCTGGCAGGCCTCAAAGCTGCTCCGCGTGCCTGGTTCCGTCAACACGAAGTACGGCGCCGACTACCCTGTGCGGATTGTTGAGAACACGGGTGCCGTCTATACGCTGGACGAAATTAAAGCAGCGTACCCCGTTGTGCGTCTCGAAGAGGCGAGGAAAGTCGGCGAAGCCCCTCCGATGTGTGATGACGAGCAGCTTCGAGTAATCGAGGACAAACTTAAGACGCAGTCGCTTCGGTCTATGTATCTCGACGAGATCGAGGACGGGCGTCAGAGCTGGTCTCAGACGGCCAAGAAGTTCCAGATGGAGCTCTTCCGATCCACCTTCACCGACAACGAAGTGTACCAGTTGATGCTTCGCGCACACTGCAACAAGTACAACCCCGTTTACGCCGGCCGGAAAACTAAGGAAGGTCACGCTATTCCGAAGCGTGACAACTGGGCGTTGTGCACGTGGAAGGAGGTTGAGAAGTTCAGCAAGGAGTATAAGGACAGCTTCACGCATCTCGATGAGAATGGCATTGCTCTCGGAGACGAAAGCTTTGCCAACGCTATTCGCGAGTATCAGACTGGTGAGATCCAGCTCCTCACGGATGACGAGGTGGCGTTCGTCGAAAGTGACGACAATCCAACGTTCATCAAAGATTACATCGATTACGGTCGCACGGTGACGGACACCGCGGACGCTTATCACGCCGCACTGGGGTTGGTGACCATGGCCACGACGATCGGCGCTTTCGGGTCTATTAACACAACGGGCGACGACGAGCAGGGGCTTCGCTTCTGGCCGCTCATCCTTGGACCCTCGGGTACTGCGCACAAGACGACCGCGGTGAATGGAGCTCAGACAGTCATCGACCTGTGCGGTACCCTGATAGGGCGTGCTAACAGCATCAAGGTTGCCAGCGATTCCACTATTCAGGCTATGAAGCGTGACATCGCTCCGTTCCACAACACACCCACGTATATGGCGCTCGATGAGATCCAGGATAAGTTTCGGGACATCATGGACAACCGCGGGTCGTGGAATGGCTTCGACGCCGGCCTGTGCAAGTTGTTCAGCGGCGAAGTCGAGATGACCCGTCGTATCACCACCGAGGGCGTCGACAGGGCCAACGCACACTTAAACGTCATTCTTACGGGCATATACGATGAGTCGATCGACATTCTTGAGATGCGCAACTTCAAGAACGGATTCCTCACACGTTTCACGTGGGTAACGTACATCGAAGAAGACAACGAGGGTAAGAGCGATGATAAGCCGAAGATCGCTGCCATGTTCAATAGCCGTCGAAAGTTCGGCAACAGCAAGGACCGCGACAGGAAGGCGCAGAAGCTCGCGCACACCCTGGCGGGTCGTGTCAATCAGCTGTGTCGCGTGTGCTACAAAACCGACGACGTGCCCGATGTGGAGCAGCGCTTGCAGGAACGGGACCTCGACGTGAACCGCATTCTGCTCGACGTGGACGACGAGGCGCTCGACCGCTACGAGACGTGGTGCATGAATGTCCAGCGCTTCGACATCGTCGAAGATAAGTCATCGATCTTCGAGTCGGCGTTCCGCAGGTTGTGCATTACCGTTCCCCAGGTCGCCGGGCTGTTCAGCCTCATGGATAGAGAGGACGGCGTGATCACCAAGACACACATGCTGAACGCCATCTACTACGCCAACCATTGGGTTCGGTGTCTTCTCAAGGCGCTCAACGATGTGACGGCGAGCCACTACGTCAAGCAGCAGGAGTCGGTCATGACGTTCATCCGCACGCACTGCGACAAGGCGAACCACGCCATCCTGTGCACGAAGGTCCGGGATAAATTCCCCGAGTTGGACGAGTGGACGTACAAGAACATCATCTCTTCGCTGCGAGGCAGGGGTCTTATCTCCGGTCCGGTTGAGCTCGAATATATCCGGGGTAAAGGTAAGAGCAAGAAGTCCAAGGGTTGGTTCTACACGATGGTGGTGGACGAGTGAGGACTGTGCGATTCTATCTGGCATCTGGCGACATCGAGATGTTCCAGGAGGTGGCAGTTGTTGCCAGTCCAGAGCTCGGACCCCTCGACTACGAGTGGTCCGACACCGAGGAAGGCGCCGCCGTCTTCGACCTCGAACCGTGGGACGACTGCGGAATCGACACGGCAGCCCAGTGGTTCGCCGGCGTTGTGCGACGCTATCTACTGGACAACGGCGCGTGGTCGTCGCCGTTCGGCGGAGAATGGTCGAAGATCCTATTCCTCGACATCGAGTCCCACGGAGTCGAGAAGCGCTGGTCCATGTCGCCGCGTGAGTTCTTCCGACTCGGGCAGTATGCGTGGGGTGAGGGCCCAGTCGTCTTGACGGAGGACTACGACGAAGTCATGGACGCTATTCGAAAAGCCGACGGCGTAGTGATCCACAACGGTCACAACTTCGATCTGTCCGTGCTGTTCGGCAAAGACAGCGACGAACCGCTAAAGATGACGATGGGCCGCAAGGTCATCGACACCATGGTGCTGGCTAATATCGCCTATCCTGCTCCGTCTGTCTACCTGGACAGGGCGGGGCGTCAAGTCGTCACCGACCTCAGCCCTTCGAATGTGCGCAGATGGCTGTCCCTCGACAACCTCGCATACCACCTGGGGTTGGAAGGCAAGGTCATGGACTTGAAAGACCTCGCCAAGCGGTTCAACCCCCCGGGGACGAAGGTCGCCGATCTCGACTTCGGTCTGATCCCACTCGACGACCCTATGTTCCGTGAGTATTCCGAACAGGACGTAGTGGTGCTCAGGGGTATTTTCAAGGAGCTCCTGCTTCGTCATGAGGTCGACGAGTACGATTGGCGCGAGCAGCTGAAGGCAGCTATCAATGCGCAGATGTCGAGGAACGGTTTCCTCATCGACGCCGACAAGGCGTACGACAGACTCTACGAGTTGGCGGACAGGAAAGAGAAGCTGCTCGACTACCTGCACAGGTCGGTGGGCATGCCACTCGATTCGAAACAGCCGTGGCGGACGACTAAAGGCAAGCAGTGCGTCCTCGATGCCCTGGCTGCGTTCGGTGTGGACGAGTTCACGCACCCCGAGTGGCCTCGCACACCGACGGGCGCTCTGCAGCTGTCCGGCAGCGTCGTACAAGCCCTCCTGAGAGGCCACGGAAGCCACGCTGAGGCCTTCGGAAAGGTGCTGGGCGAACTACTGGGCCAGCGTTCACTTGCGCAGCTCACAATCGATTGTCTGCAGCCTGACGGCCGTGTGCACCCCGAGGTCGACGACCTTCAGCGATCCGGACGCTCGTCGACGACGAAGCCCGGCTTGACCGTGTGGACGGCTCGCGGCGACAACGCCGTGGAGAAGTCCTATTTCACCCCGGACCCGGGCTGCAAGCTGGTATCGTTCGACTACTCGAACGCGGATGCGAGGATCGTCGCCGGCTACGCACAGGACCCCGCGTACATGAAGAACTTCCTGGCCGGCGCCGACCCGCATGAGATCACGGGTCGCGCCGTCTGGGGCGACGAAGAATACGAGGCGCACATGCCAGACGGCTGGGAGACGGATAAGGAGGCGCGCAAGCGCAACCCCTACCGCCAGAAGGCGAAGGCACTATCACATGCATGGAACTACGGAGGCGGAGCGAAAACGATCTCCAAGGCATCGGGTCAACCGCTCGACGTGGCGGAGCACTTCGTCGAGAAGATGGCGGAAGCTTACCCTTTGGTTGTGCGATGGCGTCAAGACTGTGCGGATCAGGGTGAGAGCGGCTACATCTACAACGCGTGGGGCCGGCGTATGAGTGTCAATGTCGAGCGGTCGTACACCCAGTCTTCGGCGCTCATGGGTCAGTCGGGGACGAGGGAGATCATGACGGATGCGCTCATCCGCATGTTGGACTGTGACCTTCGTCTCATTCACTGGCTTCGCGCGCAAATCCACGACGAGTTGATTTTCTCGATCCCTGAATCGGAGCTAGACTGGGCGGTGCCGAAAATCGCCGAGCTGATGTCCACGACGTGGAACGAAGTCGAGTTCACAGCCGCACACGGGCAGCCGGCAGACGACTGGGAGCACGCCTCCCACTGACGAAAGGAGAAACGTATGACGAAAGCGACGCTGTACACGAAGCCTGGCTGTGTCCAGTGCAAGATGACGAAGAAGGATCTGACGAAGAAAGGCATCCCTTTCGATGAGATCGATATCACCGAGGACCACGACGCGTTGTCATTCGTATTGGGTCTCGGTTACAAACAAGCGCCGGTTGTGGTGATCGACCAGACGCATTGGAGCGGGTTCCGTCCGGACATGGCCAGGAAGTTCGTTTAATGAACACGATCGATAGGCAGTATGAGGTTCTTCTCGCAGACGTTCTGAAGCATGGAGTGGAGAAGAAGGATCGCACAGGGGTGGGGACGCTGTCCGTCTTCGGACGGCAGATTCGCTACGACCTGAACAACGGTTTTCCGCGTATCACCACGAAGTTCGTGCCAATGAAGGCTGTTAAGGGCGAACTGCTGTGGTTTCTGTCTGGCGACACGAACATAAAGGGGTTGAAGGACCATGGCATCTCCATCTGGGATGAGTGGGCCGATGCGGACGGCAACCTCGGGCCCGTGTACGGGCACCAGTGGCGCTCCTGGCCTGCACCGGACGGAAAGGGCATCGACCAGATCTACGAGGTCGTCGAGAGCTTGAAGGCAGATCCGGACTCCCGCCGGCATATCGTGTCGGCGTGGAACGTCGGAGACTTGGATGCCATGGCGCTTGCACCGTGCCATGTTCTATTCCAGTTCTATGTGGCAGGTGGCAGGCTATCGTGTCAGTTGTATCAACGCAGTGCGGACCTCTTCCTGGGTGTGCCTTTCAATATCGCGTCGTATTCCTTGTTGACGCACATGATCGCACAGCAAACAGGTTACAACGTAGGCGAGTTCATTTGGACGGGTGGGGACTGTCATGTATACAAGAGCCACGTGGCTGCTGTGCGAGAACAACTCGCCCGCATTCCCTACCCGTTTCCCGAGCTCAGCCTCAAGAAAGCACCATCGATATTCGACTATCAAATGAGTGATATATACGCATCGGCAGGGTATAAACACCACCCCGCCATCAAGGCCCCCGTGGCTGTATAATCGAAGACCCATCATAGAAAGGACAAGATTTTGACTGTTAACATCGACCCGATCTCCACAGTGGAGGAGTACGTGGAGCAGGCGGATTGGCGCGTCAACGCGAACGCGAACCAGGGCTACTCCGTCGGCGGCCTCATTCTCAACGCCGCCGGCAAGACGATCGCGAACTATTGGCTGTCGAAGGTGTACAGCGAAGAAGAAGGAGCCGCACACAGAAACGGCGACTACCATATCCACGACCTCGACATGCTCGCGGGCTATTGTGCGGGCTGGTCTCTTAGGAGGCTCTTGGAGGAAGGCTTTAACGGCATCGCCGGGGCCATCGCCTCCGATCCTCCGCGTCACTTCAGGTCGGCCTGCGGCCAGATCGTCAACTTCCTCGGCACGCTGCAGAACGAGTGGGCGGGGGCCCAGGCCTTCTCGTCCTTCGACACGTACATGGCGCCGTTCATCCGGCTCGACGGGCTGGACTATGCGGAGGTCAAGCAGTCGATGCAAGAGCTCATTTTCAATCTCAACGTTCCAAGCCGTTGGGGCAGCCAATGCCCTTTCACCAACCTCACCTTCGACTGGACGTGCCCTGAGGACATCAAAGACAACCATCCGCTTATAGGCGGTGAACTGTGCGACTTCACATACGGGGACCTCCAGGCCGAGATGGACACGATCAACCGCGCCTACATCGAGGTCATGATGGAAGGCGACGCCGACGGCCGCGTCTTCACCTTCCCGATCCCGACCTACAACATGACGAAGGACTTCGACTGGGAGTCGGACAACGCCCGCGCCCTGTTCGATATGACCGCGAAGTACGGCCTGCCCTACTTCCAGAACTTCATCAACTCCGAGCTCGACCCGGGCATGATCCGCTCGATGTGCTGCCGCCTCCAGCTCGACCTGCGCGAGCTCCTGAAGCGGGGCAACGGTTTGTTCGGCTCGGCCGAGCTCACGGGCTCCATAGGCGTCGTCACTGTGAATGCCGCAAGGCTCGGGTACATGTGGGCAGGGGACGAAGATGCGCTCTACGAGAGGCTCGACCATCTTATGGGCCTCGCTTCGTCCACGCTTGAGAAGAAGAGGATCAAGATCGCCGAGCTTATGGAGCGTGGCCTCTTTCCGTACAGCAAGCGCTACCTCGGGGGGCTCGGCAACCACTTCTCCACGATCGGCGTCAACGGCGTCAATGAAGCCATCCGCAATTTCACTCACGACAAGGAAGACATCACCACCGAGTGGGGTCACGCCTTCGCCAAGAGGCTCCTCGCGCACATGAGGGAGCGCCTCGTCCAATACCAGGAGAAGACTGGCAACCTGTACAACCTGGAGGCTACCCCTGCGGAGGGTACCACGTACAGGTTCGCCAAGGAGGACCGTAAGCGGTTCTCCAACATCATCCAAGCTGGAACAGACAAGAACCCTTACTACACGAACTCGTCCCAGCTTCCTGTGTCGCACACACAGGACGCATTCCAAGCTCTGGAAGAACAAGCCGACCTTCAATCTATGTACACGGGCGGCACCGTCCTGCACCTGTACATGAATGAGAAGATCTCGTCCGGTGCTGTGTGCGCGAAACTCGTCAAGAGGGCGCTCACCAACTTCCACCTGCCGTACATCACGATCACCCCGACGTTCTCGATCTGCCCCAATCACGGCTACCTCGCTGGGGAGCATTTCGTGTGTGAGAAGTGCGGTGAGGCATGCGAGGTGTGGACGAGGGTCATGGGGTACTTCCGCCCGGTCGCGTCCTTCAACATCGGCAAGAAAGGCGAGTACGCCGAGCGCACCCCCTTCACCGAGAAGGAGAGCGTGAAGGCTTGACCGAGAGCAACGACCTTCAGGTGGCCGGGCTGGTGCCGCTGTCGTCAGTGGACTGGCCCGGCCGGCTCGTAGCCACCGTGTTCTGCCAGGGCTGCCCGCTCAGGTGCCCGTACTGCCAGAACTCGGCCATTCTCGATAACCGCACACCGGGCGCCATCGCCTGGTCGGAAATTGAGGGTTTCCTCCAGCGGCGCGTCGGGCTGCTCGACGGCGTCGTCTTCACAGGTGGAGAGGCACTGCGCCAGGAGGCTGTAATCCCGGCAGCCGAAGACGTCGCCAAGCTCGGATTCGGCGTAGGTGTCCACACGTCTGGCATGTTTCCGGACCGGCTGGAGCGTATGCTGCACGTCGTCGACTGGGTCGGCCTCGACGTTAAAGCTCGTCCCGAGGACTACAAGAAAGCCGTCGGTGTGCGAGGCGACAAGGTGTGGCAGACGCTCGACCTCGTGCTGGATTCCGGCGTCGACTACGAAGTTCGCACAACCGTCTACCCCGAGTCGCTCATCGACTACCATTTCGAGGACCTCGTCTCCCAGCTGAGGTTGGCCGGTGTGCGCACCTTCGCCTTGCAGGAGACTCGCACAGAGGGTACGCCGGTGGCATTCCAGCTGATGGCCGCTTCGTGGGACAAGAAGCGCTGGGGGAAACGCCGACGGGAGCTCGTCGAATGCGTGCAGGCCGCCGGTTTCGACCGTTATGTTCTCAGGCTCACATAAGTGACCGACGACACAGCCGGACGGCTTGACGGGATTGGCTCCTTTCGCTACCATGGAGACATGGAGAAAGAAAGGAGCCAATCCCATGACACAGACGAACACTCTCAACGAGACACAGCTCATCATGTGCGTCCTCTTCATCGGCGCCATTGCACACCTCGTCGCCTACCAAATCTGGGCGACAAGAGGCGACCGAGGAATTGAGAACTACGACACGCGCATCAGGCCCTTCATGTGGACCGTTTGGGCATGGCCGTTCCACTACGGTGTGTTTGCCTGTCTGCTGGTCGACTACCTGTGGGGCAGTAAAGCGAAGGAAAGGAGATACTATGAATATCTGGGTCGTTATTATGCTGCTGGCATGGGCGGTGGCTATAGCCCTGCTGGACTGGCAGCTCCGCAGATCAGCGAAGAGGTTGAACGAGGCGATACGGGAAGCGAGGAGCATTGCTATTACCACCCGGCCACGCGGTCATTCGTCGATGGTGGATACTGGGGTTACGCACAGCAGTACCACTGGCTCTGAGGACAAGCGATGACGACGTTACTGGCTATTGACCCCTGCGGGGTCGGGGGGACAACGGGGATTGTCCTCCTCGGCTACGAAGAAGACAAGCCGGCAAGGCTCCTCAACTCGTGGAACCCCGGCACCGATGAGACCTACGATTGGTTCTACAAGCGGATGTTCGACCGCATGGTCAAGCCGGACATTGCGGTGTGCGAGAAGTACGTGAACCGGAACATCCCCGGCGCAGACATCAACCCGGTTCGCGTTGAGGGCGCTGTCCACATCTTCAGCCGATTCCTCGGGAAAGAGATTGTGTGGCGCACACCGCAACAGCGGTTGTTCGTCCGCGACGAGAACCTCCGCAAACTCGGCCTCTTATTCGAGAAGGTCGAGGACCACCACCATGACCGCCGAGAGGCCGCGCGCCACGCCGTCGCCTACCTGGTGGAGCGCGCGCACCACAAACCCACATATGAGAAAGGATGGAAATGAAGATAGGATCGCTTTTCACAGGTATCGGCGGGTTGGAGCTCGGTGTATTCAACACAGTGGCATCTATTGTCCCATATGACAACGATATCGAGTGGATAGCAGAGACCGATGGGAATGCACTGAAGATACTTGAACATTCAACCATGTTCCACGAGGTGCCCAATCTCGGAGATGTGACGAAAATCGATTGGACCACGGTCCCCGACGTAGACTGCATCACTGGAGGGACTGGAAGGCGAGAAGAGCCCCCCTGCTCTACACGTTCATCGAAGCCTTTTACCACGGGCTCCTGCAATTGACAAGAGAAAGGACCAATTGATGATCAAGAAATGGAACACCGCACGGTGGATCAGGAAATACTGCTACGACAACGAGGCACTGCACGTCGAAGACTGCTTCGAGCTGGCCGTGCGCCTCGGGAAGGCGGGCATCGGCCCAGTCTTCGAGTGGGACGCGGATGACCCGTTCTCGTCCCACCCCTGGAACGGCCGGGGTAACGGCTCGCACAGGTTCGTCGACGTGTTGTTCAACATCATAGGACCGAGTTGGCTGTACACGCCGAACACAGACATCCACCGGTGGTGGAGACGCTATAAGGCAGGTGAGTAGGAAGAAGCCCCCGCATTGAGCGGGGGCTTCTTCTGTGCGCTTATGCCGTTGTCAGCCGAGCGCTACCCAGCTGACGTGGACGTTCGAGTCAACGGCCCATTTCCAGTTACACGCCGTAGCAACCCCGAACTGCTTCTTATCCACGGGGAAACCGATGATACTGTGTGTGATGGCGTCCGTGACCTGGCACAGTAGCGAACGAGGGATACGGTCGAGCTCTTCAGGGAAGGGCACAGTGAACGACTTTATACTGTATAACTCCCACCGTTGATACCCTGTCTCGAACACCCCGGCTGCTAGAACTGCCATCTGCGCGCTGAAGTATGTGAATCCAGAACCGTCATGCTGAAGCTGGATACGATCGTTCAGAATGTTGAAGACGATCGGCTCGTCAGCCGTGCCCTCCACACCCTGGCGCTTCAGCTCGTCCACTTTGTTCTGTGCTTCCCACCGCGTCTTCACCGGGTAGATAACCTGCTTGCGCAGCTTGCCCACGACGTTGGACACGGAAGACGAGATTGTGTTAAACAAACCCTGCAGGGGTTTGACGGGGTCCGTGCCCTCGATGTGGGCGATCCCGTTGCTGTCGGTTGTAGCCATTTTACCTCTCTTTACGTGTTAGGCTGGTTGGACTCCATTACCAGTATAGTGCCGTTGAAGTAGTTGTACTCGTCCTTTTCCGGGTTGTGAGTCAACCTGTTCTCCCCGATAAGGCGGAAGACCACCTGTGTGACGCGCGGCACCGTCAGGTTGTAGAATGCGTAGAGGTCATAATATCCAGCATTAATCTCACCATTGAACATCCCCGGCATCTGAGAAATGTAGTACTCTTCGTACTTCGTCTGCGTTCCGCTCGGTGGTGTCCAAGCGGTTTGGAGCACCAACTGCATCTTCGACCGGAACGCGTCCGATGTGCCCTTATTTACGTAACGACCACTGCCGAAGAAGAGGAAGTTCAAATAACCCCTCCCGTTCTCGGGGTAGTTCAATATACTCTCGGACATCATTACATTATCAGAATTGGGGCCAAGCATACGCAAATCACCTGTAAGAGTCCGGAAAGACAGCTTGTTATTGGTGTTGTCCAAGTTCGACATCAAACCGTTCAGGGAGTTGCGCACACCCCCGATCCCCAGATTGTTGAGACCTGAGTTGATGGACGATATCTCGTCCTGCACCCACGCGCCCCATGTGTCGCCGGCACCGAGGTTCTTGTTGGGTATCATTCCGGCTTGTACTCCTTGTGCGGTTGATTGAACTGGAACACGTTGTAGATCGTCTTCGGTATCTTGGCCTCGTAATCGGCTAAAGAAACACCTGTATCGATCTTATTGGAGAACTCGTCGCAGGTTACCCGCGACGTGGCGGTCACAGTGATCTCCTGATTGTTCATGTCGACGTGCGTCGTCATGAACCGGTCCCCGCCGTAGTCGAAGGCCGACCCAGACACGAGGAAAAAGTCATTCCCAGTCGTTGACGGCGTACGCGACTCCAGGTTTGGCGACGTGAGTGTGATCGTCGGGATCGACCCTGACTTCTCCCACACAGCCCGGAGGCTGTTGTCGATCGCCAGAGACGGCGTATTGATCAATGGGTTGTTAATCTGCTCCTCGTCGCTACCCAGTGAGGACGATCCCGTGTGCGTGACATACGTGTCCTCCGGGCCCATCACCAGTCCTGTGCCACGGAAACGCAGCGAGTTGTAGTAGTTGGACGGACCCGAGGATGCGGCGATGCGGAAAGGCGAATAATCTGACGTCACCATCCCGCGCACAGTCACGATAATCTGATTGTGGTTCTTCGGGTCTAGACGCACAGAGAGGCTACCACCCTGTCCTAGCCACTGGGACGCCGTGATCGGGAGCCCGTCATTCCCGGCGACGCAGTACGCCGTATACTCCAGGCCGGACGTGTCCTTCGCCGGGATGTAGTCTTTGCACTGCGTCACCCACGGCGTCATAGCCTCGATAACGTAAGCGTCGAGCGTGATCGTCTGCTCCACGGTCTTCCGAGCGTCCACTTGGATGATCGTGTCTCTCGACTCTTTGCTCAACGGCAAGTACTCGTTGTACGCGTAGCGCATGGGTCTGTACGTTGTCTTCACCGTCTTAGTGGACTGTGCGAGATCCACGCTGTAACTCATACCCGTTACGTTGTTCATGCGTTCCTTCAGGAAGTTATTGTCACGAAGGAACAGCAGGTTCGAGTTCTGGCGGAGCATATACACATTATGCACTGCGCACAGCGTGTTCAAATAGTCCCATACGTTGAACGACCCGCCAGGAGCCATGATGACTGGGTTGTATTGGTCGGACTTGATGAAACCGTCCACATACACCTTGTCATAATCGCACAGCTTGAACAGCTCAACGACAACGTTCCGGAAGTTGTTGTACTGTGTGGGGACGACCTTCACCTGCTTGAGCTTATAACACAAGTCGTCGACGGTCACGGTGTTCGTCGAATAGTTAGATGTGAACGTTCGCACAGCCCCCCGGAATTCGTACACACTTGACACAGGGTGCTTGTTCGTCCACGTCGTCGACACGTCCGCCGGCTTGAAGAACCTGTCCGTCAACGTCATCACCGGGTACCCCTTAGTGCCGCCCGGGACGCTGTATGACATGCGGTCCCACTGCGCGGAGAAATTCTCCAGCGAACGGTCAGTCCTATACTCGAAAGGCTCGGGTGCGATACTCACAACAACACCTTCTCAGTGAACGAAGCAGTCACAGCCACCTCATAACCGTCGATAGCCGCACTGTACTCCTGTATTGAATACGGCTCCTTCTGCTGCAACGCACCGTAACCCATACCGGGAAGGAACGGACCGTGGTTGTCCGGAACGTCGTTGATCGTCTTCACGCGATCTGCAGGATAGGCCCTCAAACATATACTGGATATCCTAGAGCTCGCCCACATTTGAAGTTCACCCCACGGGTTGTTGATGTTGTTCGCCGGGATCATCGTCGTCACGTAGCGGCCGTCGAACTCGCTAACCGCCGTGACAGCCGTTTCGTTGATCTGCACTGTCCCGTCCCCACGGCATCCAGCCCACAGGTTATAGCCCTCCGGCCAATGTATCTTCTGTCCGATCTGCCATATCCACGAGGGGTTCCACGACATCGCCGGAGCCCCGTTGTATGTGCCGGGCGTTGCCACGTGCGGGATGTCGTCGGTGAACACCGTGGCGTTCGGGATGTAGTGCGACATGAAACCCGGCAGGAGGTTCGTCTTCATAGCCAGTGGGTCCACGTAGTAGAGCAATTCATTCGTGGACAGCAGGTACAGCAGGGCTGCGTGCTCGGCCACCGTGTTGGCCGCCCAGGTGAGCGTGAACTCCCGGTGCGTCAACGCGGACCGTTTGGCGAAGCCGTCGCCCCTAAGCGTCGTGGCGCTGTAGTTGAACCCCGTGCTATTGCTTTGGAAGTTAGCCACGGGGGCGTCTATCCAACGCATGTCGTTCAGTGTGCCGAACCATACTTTGGGTCGTTTAGGCATTCCTATGCTCCTCTCCTCGATGCCATGGCGTTAGAGCCGTTGACCATCCCCACTATAGCATTGCCGTCTATCACCGTCGGTTTGTTGACCGCGCTCACCAGGATGTGCCGGTCCGTTCCGGACAGCTCGACCAGAATCGGACCCCCGCCGAATCCGCCGCCTGCACTACCCGACGACGCGGCCGAAGCTCCTGATGCAGCCGCTCTCCCGGAGTTGACGGCCTCCAGGAAACCGTAGCCGACGGTTTGCGCAGCTTGCCTGTTGATGACGAACTCGCCGGGCGTCAACATGGCCGGAACGGTGTCCGTGGACTGTTTGCCTCCGCTGTACGAGGATCCGCCGACCTTGCCGCCTGTGGAGAACCCCCACGCCTGGTTGAAGCCGAACATGAACTGGCCCACCGACAGGCTTCGGAGATCTCGCACACGGTTGCACAGGTTAATGGCGTCGGTTGCAGCCTGGTTAAACGAGAACCCCGCCTGCTGTGCGCTGCTGATGATATTGCTGAACGCCCCGTAGCCGGCCTCGCGGATGCCGTTGATCGCGTAGGACATCCAACCGGCCTTGTTGCCTGCTACATCCATCGAGTAGGCGGAGCCGTGGGCTTGGTTGCCCACGTTACCCAGCCCATGTGCGGCTGTGTTGGCCGAGCCTGCGGCCTTCCACATCTCCGCGCCGATGTTGCCCGTGATTTGCCCGAGCTGCTGGAATGTCACAGCTGCTTGCTCGGCAGCTCCTCCGACACCGCCTCCGCCGAGGGCTCCTCCAAGGCCGGCTGCATCTCCACCCGTGTTGTTCAGCGAGTTGCCGAGCTTGTCTGCGGCATCGCGGTTGTCATCCATCGAGTGCTGCGACTTGCGGTTCTTCGCCTCCAGGTCGGATAGGGCTCGCAGTGCCGGGTCTGCGTTCACGCCCACTGTGAAGTTCCTCGGGACGCCGTTGATGACTTTCGACAGGTCTGTGAACGTTGCCGCATACCTCTCGGTCTCCGCACGGGAATAACCCATTGACGTCATGTTGTTGATGAACTCCGCACGCAAGGCAGAGGCGTAGGCGAGCACCTGCTGTTGGCTGGCGCCCGTGTTAGCGTAGGCTAGGATCTGCTTCTGGTATGCCTCGACGAGGGACAGCACGTTGCCGCGCTGTTCACGGGCGGCGTCCGAGAAGCCCACAAGGTCACGCCGGGCTTTTGCCTGCGCGTCGGAGAGCTTCTGCATCGCCTCGTACAACTTTTGGTAGTTTCCGGCCTGATCGCCCTCGGCGTTCTTACGGTCGGTGCGGTTCTTCTGCTGTGCTGCCGCATTCTTCTGCAGCTCGGCGCGAATGTCGTCCGCCCGCAGCGTGTCGCCGTAATCGACGGCTACCTTCAACTGGAACGTCAGCTTGTTACGATCCGACTGGAGTTTCGACAGCTCGGCGTCCAGCTCGGCGATCTTGTTCCGAGTGTCTTCGATTGACTTGTTGGCGTCTCCGATCTCCTTGTTCGCCGACTGCGCATCCTTCGCCGCGGACTCAAAATAGGACTTGATCGTCTTGAACGATTTCGCTGTCTCGTCTAGGGACTTGGGGAACTCCCAGCGGAAGTGGAATGCGGCATTCGCCACAGACGACAGCTCGCTGATGTAGTCGGTGAAGGTCTTGATCTCCTTCGCCGCCTCTTTGATCTTCTTGCCTGCCTTCTTCGCACGGTCCCCGAGCTTCCTCGTCCTATGCCTGGCCTTCTTGGCGTGCTTGGCGGCGTTCCGGGCGCCCCTCGCGAAACCCTGGTCGAGAGCCTTCCCGAGATCCTTGATCGACGGCAGTGCAGCCGTAGACGATTTGCCTAGGCCCTGAAGCGACGCAGACGCCTCTTTCGAGAAGTCCTTGCCCGTGGCGATACTCGCGGCGATCATGCCGATCGCCTGGCCCGCCTTCTGTGCGAGTGCCGCAGCCTTCGTTATCTGGTTAGCCGATTGGGTCGCTTTATTAGCCACCGCATGAAGCCTCTGCTCCACCCGCTCAAGAACCTGCACAGAGCCGACGCCGTGGCTGCGCAGCAGTTGCATGATCTGCTGGATGTATGCGTTCATCACCCCGGCGTCGCCGCCGGATGCCTCAGCCGCTTGTCGCACAACAGCATAGAGGGCCTTCAGGTTAGCCCGGCCAGCCTCCGAGAACTCATCGAAGTTCATGCCGTTCTTGTACAGGCTCTCGCCCAGGTTGGCGACGGCATCCTCCAGGTTGACGAACGCCTCATCGCCGGACAGAGCAGAGTCAACAACCTTCTTGAGCTCCTTGGCCGCCTTATCGGCCTTCTCGCCCATCTCATCCATCTCGTCTCCGGCGTCTGCCGCGTCGCCTTTCAGGCCCTTCAGGGTTTGCGATGCCAGGTCGGACTCGTTGCGCACACCATCAAAGGCTTTGTGTGCGTTGTCGTCGATCTTCTGCAACGTCTCGATGATGGCCTTGCCGTCGATGAAATTGATCTTTCCAGACGCTATCATCTCCTGAATTTTGGCTTTGAAGGAGTCGATGTACTGGCTGGACCTCTGGGTGCTGCGCTCGATGTCGTCGGCCAGGAATCCGAACCCCTTGTTCCGGAACTCTTCAGCCATCTTCTTTTGGGAGTCGGTCATCTCCGAGTTGCCCTGTGTAACGAGCTTCGAGTACTCTTGCACGGAGAAACCCAGCTGCCGGAGCGTCCCCAGTTGGTCGTCGGCGAACTGCTTGAAGCCCGTGTTGCCGGCGATCTGCTCCGCCATCTTCTTCAGCGAGTTCTCGCCGATCGCATACGTCTGCTTGTCTATCTCCTCCGTGGACTGCCCGGTCTTCTGCGCGAGAAGCTCCTGCGCCTGAGCCATCGCCTTCGTCTGGGCGTTCGCATCCGAGGTGGAGAACAGCTGAGAAGACACAGACTCTCCGGCCTTGTTGGTTGCCTTCGCAAACACGTAGGCGGCGCTACCGCCCTCCTGGAAAGCCTTCGTGTCCTGCATCACAGACTGAGCCAGGTCGGCTTGTGCCTGCTCCAGGGCTTTCGCCTCCGCTCGGGCCTGCTCAGAGCGGCGAGTCCAACCCTCGGTGAGTTTAGATAGCCCCGTGAAGAACAGGGATATGCCTGCCCCCGCGGCGAGACCCTTGAAGGCGCTCATAAGCCCTGATGTGGCCTTGGCAGCATTCCCGATCGAACCCGCCGCGTCAGCCGCGCCTCCCGACGCAGCCCCGGCAGCAGACCGAGACGCCGCCGCCTGGCCCGCTGCGCGCTGTGATGCAGCGGCCGACTGGGCGGCTCCGGCGTTCTTATAGAGGGCTCCCGTCTGCTCGTTGACGGACACCGTGGACAGCTTATAAAGTTTAACCGTCTCAGCCAGGGCGGACAGGAGGGAGCGGATCGACGTGATCGGATGCTGCATCGCGATGCCCATTGACCGCTGCGCCGTCGTCAACGCGTAGGCTCCGCCGAGCACAAGGGCCTGCTTCGCATAGTAGCCGGCCAGGATACCTCCGGCCGTCAGGAAGGCGCCGGCCAGTTTGGCGATCCACTGTGCGGCGGGGTTCTGCACGAGGTTCGCGAGGACTTGAACGAGACCCGTGAGGGACCCTAGCATGTCGCCGATGCCGGAGTTCGTAGACCTGCCGATTTCGGCCTTCAGGTTCGACCAGGCGTTCTTCAACATCTCCAGTTTGCCGGCCGTGGTGGATGCTATCTGGTTGTACTGGTCGTTGAGCGTCTTCGAGTCGTTGTACCCCGATTCGGCGTCGCGCATTGTTTGTTCAAGTGTCTTGTGCGCCTCGGCCAGACGGAGGATCGTCGGGACGTCACGGGACGCTTTGATGCCCAGATCTTTGAGTACACCGATAGCGCCCTGCCCCTGGTTCTTCAGCCCGGCGATGAACTTGACGAAGATGTCAGAGAACTTCGACGTGCCCCATGCGGACTGGACCTCCTGTGCGGAAACCCCGGCCACCTTCGCGAACAGGTTAAGTTCGTCACCGCCACCCCTGATGGCCTTCTGCATCTGGGTGAACATACGCGTAACGACACCACGCGAAAGCTCGGGTGCCACGCCGATCGATGCCAACGCACCGGACAGGCCGACCACCTGATATTCGGTGAGACCGGCGAATTTGCCCATAGCGGAGATCTGCGTCGATGTGTTGGCGATCTGCGACTCGGTGGCAGCAGAGTTGACGCCGACCTTCAGGATCGAAGAGGCGATGTTGTCGAAGTTCTGGCCGGTCGTGCCCATGATCGTCTGGAAGCGCGCGATCGTCTCACCCGACTTGTCAAGCGAAAGGTCGGTGGTCGCCGAGAGCTTAGCGACCGTCTCGGTGAAGTCTGTGATGGACTCTTTAGCGACGCCCAACTGACCGCCGAGTGCTGCGATGTTCGACAGGTCCTTGAAGTTCGTGGTCGTCACCGAGGCGGCCATCTGCTCCAGTTTGCCGCGTAGCTCATCCGCCGACTTGCCAGCGATGTCGTTGGTCCGCTTCACCTGTGCGAAGGCCGACTCATACTCCATCGACTCTTTGACGACCGTGGAGAAGGCGCCGAAGGCGGTCTTCGAGATGTTCTGCATGACGGCGGCCACGTCGTAGAGGGCATAGCGCATGTTGGATATGCGAGACTTCGCCTCTTCTGCGGCCCGGCCTGCCCTGTCGAAGCCCTCCCCGGCCTCCCTGCCGCCTCGGCCTGCGCCGTCCAGGCCTTTGCCGATGTCGGCGCCGACGACCTTGCCTTTGATGTTGTCGAGGGCTTGTGCGATAGTGTTGATGGATTCCGCAGCCTCGTGGAGTTCGGACGTACCCTGTACGTTGAACTCGATAGTCTGCTTGATATCAGGCATCACTCACTCCTGTTGTAGTAGTCCATTCTCGTGGGAAGGTCTCGCTCCGCGTAGTCAGGCATGTACGGTGTCATCACAGTATCCTTGCCCCACTTCTGCTTGTCCTCATAGGGAGGCGGATCGGTGGCTCGGTGTGTGCTGACCCAATCATGCATCATCCTTGCTTTAGTAGCATAGCATGTTCTATCCTCTGCGCGCCATGCTATATCAGGATCGTTCGAATGACATAGCCAGATAGGGTTACCACACCTTTGGCACGTCTCGTCCTTAACAGTCTTATAAGCCAACACAAGCTTATAGTCCAACTCCGTCCAATGCCCGAAAGGGTCAGGCTGGTTATAAATGACGGCGGTGGGCCGCATGTGCAGGTCCACCGCCGTCCTAACCATCGATAGAGCGCCGCTCCCCCCTTTGTCTTGGAGGGCGTCTATCAGAAATCCACTGTCACCGCATTGTCGTAGTCGGCGGAAGCACCCAAAAGGTTCATCGCCGCCACGAGCAGGCCCAGGTACTGTTCGCCGGGCAATGCGTTCAGGATCTTACGGATCTCTTCGGAGTTGAACTTCCTTTCATCCACGTTGCCTTCGGCGTCTTCGATCTTGTACAGCGTCTTCGACAGGAGAGCCAGATAGGCCTCCGACACACGCTTCGTCTTGTTCTTCGTCTTGTCCGCGCTCTCGATGCCGATCATCAGCTCTTCGCGCACATCGGCTGTCACCGACTGGAGGTGGAACGTCAGCTTGGAGGCATCCCGCCTTTTCACCGCTTCCTTGATCACGTCGGCGTCGGCCTGCTCTTTGATGAGCCGCTCGACGTCCTGCACAGCCTCGGCATCCAGGTACACGACCTTCTCGGCCTTCGGCGCCTTCGATCGAGACAGCACCTCGAAAATGTCCATATTTGAAATCCTCTCTGTTAGGCGTTAGGGTAACGTCGTAAACAAGAATAGCACAGGGCGGAGAGGAGACGCCCTGTGCTATTCGCTGGGGTGTGCGTTATGCCACAGTCACCTTGACTGTCACGTTCGCACAGGCGGGGTGGCTGACGATGACATCGGCGCTGCCTGCCTTCAAGCCAGTCACCACGCCGAGCGGGCTGACCGACACCGTCGAGGTGTCCTTCGACAGGTAGTAGCACACGGAGCGGGCCACATGTCCATGGATCTTCGGCAGGATCGGACGATGCTCGTTAAGGGACACCGTCAGATTCTCCGTGTCGGTGATCGCCGTCGTGCTGTCCTTGAAGACACCGTTGACTGCCAGCTGGCCCTGCTGCAGGAACGACACCGTGTAGCGGGTCGGGTTGTCGCCTTCCAGCGTGTTCTTGTACGTGGACTCGATCATGAGGAACGCGCAGTACCACTGACCGGCAGCGATGGGCTCACGGCCCTTCAGGACACCGCGCACAACCAGAACGAGGTCGACGCGGGTCTTCTTGAACATGTTCCACGCCTTGGCGTAGATCGAGTTCGCATCGTCGGGGTTCGTCGGGTAGTACATGGTGAGGGAGCCCTCGTACTGTGCGGCGCCACGGGACGAAGACCCGGCAGCGTCGAGCAGAGACAGGGACGACTGTTCCTTCGACGCCTTCGCGGCGGGGATCGTCGTGTCGTCCCAGTTGATCGCGTCACCGATAGCCACCGCAGAGTTCATTTCCTCCACGGTGATAGCGTTGATGTCCCTCACGGATGCCTTGGGAAGAACCCAGACGTTGACGTGTTCGTTGGAGAGTACTTTCTTATCCATTATGCGGCCACCTTCTCGTTGAGGACGAACGCGCCGTTCTGAAGGAAGTTCGGCTCGTACTTGATGAAGCCGTTCGACTCGTACCCGTCGACCGGGTAGTCGGTCTGGAAGCGGTAGATGCTGAACACATCGCCGACTTCGAACGGCTTGTTCGGGCGCTTGCCGATGCGCTCCACGATGAACAGAGTGATATCGGGCTTCATCGTGATATCGCGGATCATGTTGAAAACGCCCTGGTCGTCCACGCTCTCGTCTCGGAGTGCGGTGAACTTGCCCTCGTACTTGGCGAGGGTCGGGTTCTCCACCTCGGAGATGTCGCAGATCGTTCGAGTGTTGTCCGTGTCGGGGTCGGTTTCGCCGAGCGAATAGCCGTCCAGGATCGCACAAGACACATTGAACACCAGGTTGCGCGGGTTGTCGGTCGCACTGAACTGTGCGTTGAGTTCTGCCGCCGTAGGATGCTGCCAGTCAGCGAACGCTTCAGGAGCGGCGAAGAGAATAGTCACGTTGCCGCGAAGCATGCGAACTTCGTTAGCCACTGTGCTTCCCCCTTTTCTCGTTGTCGTTGTCAATGAAACAGTCGCTACAAGGCTCTTCCTCGGTTACCGGCACCAGCGTACCGAAAAACTGAGCGAAGTCATCCGGGTACGTTCCGACGTCCCCGGTGTTCATGTCTTTGTAGAGGCCCATATACACCATCCTATCAAATGCGGTTTTTGAGGTTCGTGATGAAAGAGCAGTACAGCTCATAGCCGCACTGCACCACTTTGTGGTTGGTTCCGGCATAGTTCAAGCCCTGACCGCCATGAACTGTTATGCCACCGCTGTTGTCAGGTTCGAAACCCACCAGCCCCCATAGGATCCTCTCGCCTATCTCCCGTGCATGCTGCGCGGTGAGGGCTCGCACATGGCACAAGAAGAACACCCTGTAGCCGTCGTTCAGTTGAGAGACGATGCTCGTCGCCTGGCTGATGTGCGATGGTGTGCCGAACACGACGGCGATATACGGCATCTTCTGGCCTTCGTCGAAGTCAGGCAAAGCCACTTCTTCGCACACGCGATTAGCCGGCACCCCGGATAGATCACGGATTTTAGCCATAACGTCATCGATGTACTTGGCCATCCGTCACCTGCCCCACTTCCAGATGCGGCGAGTCTCCGTGTAGACCTCTTTACTGGTCTTCTCGGCGAGCTTCACCTGCTTCTCCACCTTCTCCAGGGCTTTCATGCCCCACACTCTGTCATCGCCGTACTCCTGTCCGAGGATATAGTCGTGGTCCCATCCGCCGTCGAACTTATTGGACCCCTCGATCCACCCGTACTCGACGGTGACGTTGTCCGGGACGATGACGCTCACGCTGTCGTGCATGTGCCCCGTCCAGATACGGCCTATCTTACCGGGGACGAGGGCAGACGGGGTCTTCTCAATCGTGTCCTGCAGAGCGGGCGGGATCTCTTCCGACAGCTTGTCGATGACGTTGGCGAACAGGTCGTACTCCCTGAAATCCTGGACGCGCTTAGCGTATTTCGTGAACTTATTGGCTCCGATCTTTGTGCGGATCTTCATAGTGACTACGCCTCAGCTTTGTTCATCGGCGTGTTGCAGATGATCGTCCGCTCGAATGATTGCGAGGCGTCCACCAATGAGGCCACTGTCATCAAGTATCCGGCCATGTGCGGGGTGTCCTGTGTTTTCGTCACTTTGATGCGAGCCGCCATCGGGATGCCCAGCGACATCGTCGAACGGGGCAGTTGCACGCGCACACGATTAGTCGTCTGGGGCGCAATCTGATCGTTCGCTACCTCAGGTTGGCGTATCGGCTGTATACGCGCTTTCCCAGAATATACGACTGCGCCATAATCATAGCTGTCAGTCTTAGCGTCGTATTTGATGTTCTTGCCATCGTAGATCGTCACCTCATCGACCATGTAACGTTCAACACGTTTAGCCGCCATCGCAAGACGGCCCTCAGCTATACCGGCCAAGGAACTCCCTCGCTCTCTCGAACACGTCGTCGCCCCTCATCGGGACGAGCACGAGCCCCTCGCCGTTCTCCAGAGCATCCCCCTGTGCGTCGTACTTATCAGCCAAGGCGAGCAGGGCGTCGATGTTCTTGTCGCCGCCAGACAGCGTGAAGTCGTCGGCCTTGACGTTCTCGACCCCGCCCTCCGACACGAGCTTCGCCGCGTAGGCGCGCAGAGCGGCAGCCGCAGCCTTAAACACGTTCGTGTACAGTGCGCACAGTCGTTCGAGCAGCTTAGGGTCCAAGTCGATACCGGGTAGGAAGAGCTTCAGTTCATCCACTGTGATCTTAGCCACGTCGGCTCCTTTCCACTACAGGAAACCCCGCCCCTTGTGAGGGCGGGGTTTCCATCCTTGTCGGGTATCGTTATCAGGCGCCTGCACCGCTGGAGGCCAGAGTGCCCTCCGGAGCGATGAAAGCAGACTTGACGAGATGACGGATCTTCGTCCTGTACGCATCGTTATCGAACGAGCCGTCGAGCTCGGAACTGTTCGTGGTCTTCTCGACGAAGATTTTCGGTGCAGTCTCGCCCTCAAGGAACACGTTCACGATGTTCTTGCGGGGCATCGAGTTCTTCGGGGGCAGAAGGAACCAGCACTTGTCAGCGTAGTCCCCGGCGATAAGCGCAAGCTCGGGCACCTCGAAAACGTTCGCGACCTTCCCGGACACCGTGTTGCCCATCACCTGGGTCTCGGTGCCGTTCTGGCGGCGGATCTCGACGACCTTCATGATCTGCTCGGCGCGGCTCGCCAGGGCCGGGGGAACGATCAGGTTGAACTTCGTCGGCATGATAATCCGGCGACCGTTGTACTTGGTGGTGGCCAGCTGTGCGAAAGCCTTCTCAAGCGCCTCGATGCTCAGCTCAGGGTTACCGGCCAGGACATTCTTGTTGGCAGCCTTGAAGTTCGTCGTGTTCAGGCCAGTAGGCTGGACCAGCTGCAGGGCGGCCTCGATCGACTCCTGGTTAGCAGCGCGGCGGCCCAGCTCCTTCGTGATCCGGGGAATCAGGCCCCAGTCGGCGCCGTAACGCTTCAGCGTCTCCCACGAGAGCGGGATCTGAACACCGGCCTTCGCCAGCTTCAGTTTGAACTGCTCCGCCTTCAGACCGAGGATCGGGTACTCGCCGAGCTCTCCGACTGCGGGCAGCCCCTGTGCGACGTAGCCCTTGCCGTCCTTGTGGACCGGAACGTTGTCGTCGGTGAAGTCGAAGCTGAAGTAGGGCACGGTCTCGAAATCGGGGGTTTCAAGAGTGTCCGCCCATTCGCGCCAGTTCGACGGGACCTGCTGGTACTCGCCCTGCATGATCTTGTTCATGGTCGGGCCGAGGTTGACCGGAAGGTCAGAGGTCGAGATGGCCTCGCTCAGGTCCTTACGAGCCGAATTGCGCACACGAATATCATCGGCGTGAAGCGCCTTGTGCAGAAGGATACCAGCCTTGTAGGCTTCCCTCGCGTTGATTGCCATGTAGATACCCTCCTTAGAGCCAAGCCTGGGTCAGCTTGACAGCGTACTTGGTCGAGGCACTCGACAGCGGGTTGAGCACGAAGCCCACCACGATCTTCCCCTTCGGGTCGGCCGCGATCTCAGGCTTGGCGGCCTTGCCGGGCTCGGTGGCGCCGTCAATCGTCACGATATCCCCGACCTTGACGGGTCCGTCCAGCCCGAGGTGTGCGATGCCTTCGAATGCGAGCGTCGAATAGAAGTTATTGTCGTCCTTGGGTGTGGCGGAAGTGAGAGCAACGGCCCCGACCTTGCCAACGGCGACGACGTCGCCCGACTTGACGGCGGCGTCCACCCGGACTTCGTAGGTGTCCCCGCCCTTGACGTGATTCTGTGCCATGTGCGTATCCTCCTTACCAGGTCAGCTTGGCAAATTCGGCTTCGAAGTCGTCGGCGCTCTTACCGGAGGGCACATGCTCGGGGGCGAAGCCACCCGACAGGCTCTCGCGGATGGATTCGACGAGCTTGGTCTCGCGGTCGAGGATCGACTTCGCGTCATAGCCGCGAGCGATGGCCTCGGCAACCCGCACACGGGAAACCTCGGGGAGATCAGAGTCGGCGAGAGCAAGGATGGCCTCCTTAGCCTTCTTGGCCTTGTCCTCCTCTTCCTCCTTGGCCTTCTTGGCATCCTCTTCGTTTTCTTCGTCCTTCTTCTTAGCCTTATCGGCGAGGGCTTCGACGAGAGCGGAGAGTTTGGTGTCCAGGGCCTCCAGGGCCTCCTTGAACTCAGTGTCCATTCTCTTCCTTTCGGAATTGTGTTTGTTGCTACCGTCCATAATAGCATTTCCGTTTTTGAACGATTCCAGCGCCTCGACGAGGCGACCGCCAGCACCCGGAACTGTGACGAAATCCACGGAATTAACGGGCGACGGTATGAACGACTCTATCACAGGCGGCGTGGGCTCACCTGCCGTCACGAGGTCGTCATCCTGCACCAGCGTCGCGCCGCAGTGAATCGACACGCCGATGATATCCGACACCTGCTCGATGAAAGGAGCCCACTGCTCGACCACTTCGATCGTCGCGTACATCCCCGGCTCGGGAGCGTCCTGCCAGTGAGGGGTTTCGGCGATTACAGCTGCCAGTTTTGTCAACGTCCCCTCAGGGCGATCGTTGGCCTCGGCCTCGGTCGCGTGGTCGATATACATGTGCGTCCCGACGGGGAACGCCTCGGCGAAACTGCCCTGCAGCGCTTCCTTCGTATAGACGCCGGTAGAGCCCTGGCCCTCGGTTATGAGTCGCACAAGCCACTTACGCGTCCCGCTGACAGGCTTGAGGACGCTAGTGTTCGTGCTCTCACTGATCTTCATCTTCGGTGTCTCCTTGGTTGAAACCGCCGGGAACGGCTCCCTGGTTGCCTTGGCGTGCCACCGGGTCGCGCACAGCGTCTCCGTCGTCCCCACCGGACACATTACCACTCTTCAGAAAGTCATTCGGCTCAGGTAGCTCATCGCCGTGAATATCGGGCACAGCGAGTAGGTTGAGCACAGCCTGACGGTACTCGTCCTGGTGGATGGCCCCCGTCGACATAGACGTAGCAAGCGACTGCAAAGCACGATAGGTGGGATCCTGCTCGATCGACGGGAACTTGATGTCGACGTCCTTTACCGACGGATCCACGTCCATCATCACCTGTTTGAAGAAGTCCCGCCACTTGCGCTGCTCCAACTTGAAGCCGTTGATCGTCGGCCTGTCCAGTGTCGTCGCAGCCCCGTACGAGCCGCCCGTCGCGCCAGGAGACGACAGCAGCGCGATGACCGGGATGCCGAAGCTCGCTGCAACCAGCGCCGCAAGGGGCTGGCCGTTCCCGTAGTTGACCTGTGCGCTCGGGACTCCCACACCAGCCAGAGACTGATTGGGCCCCAAGCTCGCCGTGGCGCCCACCACGTCGCCGCGATTCGATATCTCTACAGCCGACTGCCGTTTGCCCTGGTTATTGCTGTTGACGATCGCCCATGCGATCTTCGACAACGCCTTAGACAGCCTAGCGCTGTCGCGCAAGTAGCCCGAGTAGGCGACGCTCCACAGGGCAGCCGCCAGTGAATCCGGCGCACCGAACGCATGTCCCGCATGCCTGCCCGACGACAGAACGTACACGACGTAGTTGCCGTTCACTTCGTAGGCTGTGTTCGGCGGCTTCCTCAATCGCTGTACGCTCCGCCTATACTCGGCTGTCGGGAACCACTGACTGATCGTGTTCTGCCCATCCGGTGTCCATGTGCGACGCACGTACTTCACGACGGATGAATCGAACGAGTCCCGGACGATCTCCTCGATCTCCTCCACGGGCACCAGCGTCAGCTTGTCGGTGTGCACCTCACGAAACAGGAACACGTTCCCCGCACAGAATCTTTCCAAGTTCAGGCTCTCCATCGCCGAAGCGGAGAACAGCGTCCTCTGCGCCGACTCCGATTTGATGAACTTGTCCAGCTTCGCAGACGTGTCGCTGAACACCAGATCGTCCCCGAAGATGTAACTCGTTCTCAGCTGTGCGCCGCGCTTATGCAGCGGGTGATCCCTGGCCATGTCCCGAAGACCTCGCACAACCTCGTGGATGAAAGCCAGCGTCAGCCCCTTGTCGTCGGCGTAGCTGACCCAGTTGGCACCCTCGTCGAGGAGGTAGGACCTCTGCGCCTCGTTGATGAATGCAATACCATCGTCGCTAAACGAGTATGCGGTTGAATCCAAAAGTCTCCCCCATTTCCATTAGATAGCTGTCTTCGTCGCCGTCCATCATGTCCCCCGCGTCAGAGAACACGGTCTCTTGTTGGATGGCGTCCCGTATGTTCTGGTCCGTTATAGCAGCGTACACTGCGGCGTCTGCCAAGTCGGGCGACTTGCCGACGTCCTTCTTCAGCTTGTCCTTCGAGTCCAGGACGAGCCCCCCGGACATCGTGTTATACGAGTAGCCGACGGATAGAAGCTCGTCGTGCAAGTCAATGTCTAGTGGATCCAGATCCAGCTCGCCTGTGCGACACCGGTACCTGAAGGAGTCCCACATGTAGGAGCGGTAGTTGTGCCACCGGCCCCTGTCCGGGCTCGACATAGAACCCCGCACAGCCAAGATGTCGTAGGTGCGGTTCGCGTATGAGTTGAGGATGTCGAACATGCCACCCCCGATACCGTCGCAGTCGATCGCCACGGCGTGTGCGCCCTCACGAAGCGCCAGGTCGTGTACCCGTTGTGCGCTGTGCACCAGGTCCGTCTTCGCCCAGGAATCCACGAAGCGCACAACACCGTTGACGCACAGGTATACGACGGAGCGATCCGCGCCGAACCGCGCCACGTCCACACCCAACACGGGCCGGCCGATCCGCTCCCTCTCCGTCAAGCAGGCCGTCTCAACATCTCCTGGCAGAATCAACGAGTCCTCGATGTCGAACGCGAACTCGCCCAGCACGCGAGCTTTGAACCTCGCGCTGTCCTCCCCGTACTCCTGCTTCTTCTGCTCCACATAGGAAGGCCCGGTGAGCTTCTGCAGCACATTGGGAGGCATGGGCTCGCCTGTGAAGTTCGGACTCTCCAGTACAGAAATGGACATGCGCTTCCAGTTCTCCATCTCCTCCTTGAAGATCTTCCCCAGGTAGCTCATCGGGTCCGTGGGGTTCGCGATCAGCACACGCCGAGACGCCTCGTTCGTCGTGATGTTCGCAAGGGCATCGATTAACTCTCCTGAGAGACCGCAGGCCTCGTCGCCGATCGCCAACACGTCGCCGTGGATGCCCTGGAAGGAGTTGCCGCCCAGGTTGTCCGGCGGCTTCCTGCCGCGGCCAAGCGGGAGCTTCGTCACGTCGTCCTTCCACTGCACGTCCATCGTGATGCGCCCCGGGAGCTTATGGTCGACGAGCCCCTCCTCGAAGCGTCTCTCCACGATGTCCTTCAGCTGCATCACTTCTCGCCACAGCACGTCCTGCACCTGCGCCATCGACGGCGCCGTGGATATCACATAGCAGTGGGGGTAGCGGGTATCGACCCACCAGCATATGAGCACAGCCATGAGTCGGGACTTGCCCACCCCGTGGCCTGCCTTCACCGCCGTCGAGTTGTTCTCCACCACGGCGCGAGCGATTTCCCGCTGCTTACTCCACAGCGTCCCCTCGTCCGTGCCCAGCATGTACTGAGCCCATCCCACGGGATCTGACTTGAAGCTGTCCTGCCTCCTGTGCGCCTTAACGGTGGCGATAGCGCTGTCGATCGCGCTAGCTTTGATCAGCATGGGCCTCCTTCAGCGCCCGATAGAACACTTCGTCCATCGCCTCCGGATCAAGCAGCTGGCTGTTCGAATACGCGCTGGATATATGCACTCGCACACGCTCCCACGCGTCCTCCACCAGATCGAGGATCAGTCGGGTCTGCTGCTTCGTCACCCTGGCCTCTTCCTCGTCGTTGTACTCCTTCACCTTGTCCAAGCGGTCGCCGAGCTGCTTGAGCACGCTGTTGACGGCCTCGATGTGCCGGGCGGCTATCTCGTCCGACTCGAAGCACTTCTCCAGGAAGTTGAAGGCCCGGGTCTTCAAGTCGTACATGTCGGCGATCAGCATCTGTTGGCGTTCTAGGTTCGTCCACACGTCGTTGCGCTTCAGCAGGGAGCGCACACGGGCAAGGCACGTCTCAGCCGGCAGGCCGAGCTCTTCGGACATCTCGGCGGGGCTGGCCCCCGCCTGTGCGAGGGTGAGCAGCCGCCTGTCGTCCATCGCCAGTTCACCGGTCGACTTCTGGATCGCGAAGCGATCCCGGTCGTTCTTCACCAGCTCTTTGGCCGCAGTCGTGGTTTGAGCCGGCTTCTTTTTCGTCGTTTTCTTAGGCGCGGCCATCACAGCCCCCTGTACCTGATCACCACCGGCGCCTCAAGCGGGTCACACACCTTCACGGTAGGCCGCTCGACTTGCGTCGTCAGCGTCACGCAGAACGTGCCGCCTTCGATGCCCAGCGACGTGACCTTCGTCTCTGCTGCATTGGCGAACACCGTCAGATACACGGCCTTCACGCCCTTAGCCAGCGCAACGTCCAGGTCGAGGGTGGGTAGCGTGCCGCTAAGCGTCGCAATCGACCCGTTAGCGGTGGCTAAGCGGCTCGTTTGAACGTCAATTCTCATGAAACTCCCTCTCTAGTCAGGCTTAAGAGGAATACTATCACGGCGTTGTGTGCGCACAGCAGACCCCGCCGGGGCATAGCGCTCAACCAGCGGGGTCCTGAGAGAAAGGAGCTTACCTGAACACCTTAACATACTTCTGCAGGCGGCGTCTAGGGCCGGCCATGTGGTCGTACAGCATCACCCAGCGGTCGTCTAATACGGGGGCCCATGTGATGCTGTCCTGTGCGGTGATCGGCTGGATTTCGTCGTCCACGTTCAACACTGACACGTAAGCGTCCAGCCTGAACGGTAGCCTGTCCAGGTCGTGGGCTTTAATGAACGCCTGGAACGTCTCATGCCCGCCGATAACCCACGCTTCGTCCCGACCCTCTGTGAGGGTCTGCTCTATCGCAGCGTACGGACTCGCCACGGCTTTAATCGATTTGGTCGACTTCATCGTCCGACTCAACACGATGTTCGTCCTGTTCGGAAGTTTCTTGTTGCGTTGGGGCAGCGACTCGCGGGTCTTCCGCCCCATCACCACTGTCTTGTTAGTCGTCATGTCCTTGAAGTGTTGTAGGTCACCTCGGTCGTGCCACGGCAGATTCCCGTTAACCCCGATGACCCCGGACGTCGACTGCGCCCAGATGAAATGCACGTGAAACATCATGTCTATCCTTTCGTGTGCAGTGTATTAGCTGATATAAGGACCCTAGCAGGGTCATAGGGGGTGGCGCAAACTTGACTTCGGCCCGTATACGAGTTATAGTCGAACCATTGAACCATCAGACTAAAGGAAGGACTTCACATGCTTCTTTACTTCATCGCCGTCCCCGTCGCATTCCTCGTCGCACAGGGGTTCTGGACCCTCATCGCATACATCGTCACGTGGTGCGGCTTCCCCAAGGCCGGCGCCGTCGTCTTCTGGGTCTCCCTCACCTTTACGTCCCTCGGCGCGATCTCGGCCCTCGCGGCCTTCGCCTGGACACAGCACCAGCTCAACCTCATCGCGGCTTGACAGCGGCTTGTTCAGCGTGTACACTGGTTGCGCACAGTAACTCAACAGAGAGGAGACAACATGTTTTCATGGAACCTGATCGGACGGATGTTCGCCGGTTGGTACGGAACCTGCCGCCTGTGGGGTAAAACCTGGATCTGCTGAGGCGATAAACGAATAAAGAGGCCCCGCCGTCCAACTGGAAAGCGGGGCCTCTTTATGCTTCGTCTAGCTTAGCACATGTCAACTGCGGGGTGTAGTCGCCAGGAACGGAACCACCTTGTGCAGGAATCGGTCCACTGGCTTCGTGTTGAGTAGCCACTGTGCGCACACCGTCACAAGCCCCCACACGGTCGCCGTGATCGTATCCGCCAGGTCCGCCGGCAGAGTAATACCCGCCTTAGCGCCCCATGCAGCCAACACGCCGATAAGGCTAACCACGAACGTCCGAATGATCGACCGCGCCTTGTGCTGTATCTGCGTCGGAACGAGCTCGTCGAAGTGGTAGGTGTTCTTCCTGTTCGGGTCCGCCAGGCCGCCGTCCCCCTGCGGCAGGCCCCCCGTCTCCACAGTGTGCGCAGCCGCGGCGAACGCCGCCGCCTTCTGCTCGTCCGTCAGCGTGGGGGTGTCCAAGTGCTTGGGCCCTGCGGGTGTTTCCGGTGTCGTCACTTCGCATCGCCCCGCTTAGCCAGCGTGTTCTGGATATCATTCAGCTTGTTGATCGTCTCCTCAAGCGCCGCGTGGGAGGCCGCCGGGTAGCCGAAGCCGTAGCCCGGCACGGTCAGGTCGGTGGCGATCCTGTTCACGGTCGCCGTCATAGACTCCACGGCCTGCGTTAGGTTGGCCGCAATCTCCTTCAGCTCCGCGATGGAGTTCTGCGTCGCCTGGGGGTAGCCGAAGCCCTGGCTCGGCACCTTGATGTTCTCGTACAGCCAGCTGAGCATGTTGTGCTCGTCGGGTGTCA